GTCGTCGAAGAGAAGATCAGCCAGCAGCACCGCGTCTGGCTTCTCGGTTACGGTGAGGACCCCGTTGACCGAACGCTCGCAAAGAAACCCAAGCGGCTCAACTACTTCACCGACCCCGACACCCTCGCCTTTTCTCATTCGGAGTTCGTTGTCTGATGGCTCGATCGTCCCGCTCCTCGACCACAAAGACCGGCCTCGTCATCATCGGCGAAGCGGGGATTTTCGGCGTGAGCGAAGCGCTGCAGGCGTTCGGGCGGGAAGCAAAGCGCGAGCTCTTCGAGGCCGTGACCGAGGAAATCCACGAGGTCGCGCGCGAGGCGCAGGAAGAGGTCCCCGTCATCACGACGCACCTCGCCGACAGCATGCGCGTCAACGTGCGGCAGCGCCCGGCCGTCTACGGCGAGATCAAATTTCTGGCGGACTACGCGCTGTATGTGCACGAGGTCCCGCGTCCCGAGTCGTCGACGGGCAAATGGCACTATTTGAGTGACCCGCTCGCGCGCTCGAAAAAGGCCCTCGTCAAGAACGTCGCGGCGCGCCTGCAGAGCCTCGTCCGTGAGACCTCCCGAAAAGTCGGGGGGCGGTGATGTCTGTCGACGAGGAGAAGCTCATCAAAGAGTGGCTGCTCGACAACCTCGACGGCGCCGCCGTCGGCGTCGAGGTTGCGGACCGCAGCAAGCACGTGCAGCGCGGGCCGTTTCGTCCTGCGGGCCCCACCGTGGTCGACCCGACGGCGTGGGTCCTTGCCTCTGGCGGCGACGACATCCGCCGGCGCGACTGGATCGAGGAAAGCCCGCGCTACTCGATCCTCGTGCGGTCGCCGGTGCGCGACTACGACGCGGGCCGCCTGCTCGTCAGCGAGGTTGAACGCATTTTCAACACCCTCACCCCTCCCGGCTTCTTCGACTGTCACGTCGTCGGCGGCCGCGGGTACTACCTCCGAGAGGATGACCAAAATCAGCACCTCTGGAGCATCAACATCGCGCTCAAAAAGAGCGCCTGACCAGGAGACGACGACATGCCCGCACAAGTCCTCAACCCGATCAAAAGCATCCTCGATCTCGGCGTCGGCATCCTCGACATCGATGCTTCTCTTGCTGCCGCCACCGGCTTGGAGCTGCAGTTTTTCAACGACGGCAACACCATCATGTTCATCTCGAACGGGTCGGCGTCGCCCGTCACCGCGACGCTCGTCAGCGCGCCCGACACGTTCGGCCGCGGCGGCACCGGCGACACGCAGAACGATGAGGCCATCATCATCCCCGCGGGCAAAATGGGCATGTTCCCCTTCATGGCGCCCTCGGCCTTCAACAAGGGCGGCCTCGTCAACGTGACCCTGTCGTCGTTCGCGACGATCAAGGTCGGCATCTACCGCCTCGTCAAGGCCCGGTAGTCCTCGTCGTCGGCGGTCTGGATTGGTGAGAGAGCACGGCCTCGCCCTTCCCCTGCAACGACGGAGATACGACGATGCCCGGTCCCCAAATCCCCGGCCGCCTCGCGCGGCTCGTGCTGAGCGACGACGCCGGCACGACCTACCTCAACCTCGGCGGCATCGTGGACATCACGATGAACGTCAACATCGATGAGCTCGAAGTCACGAGCCACGACAGCAACGGCGCCCGGGAGTACATCCCGAACCACCACGACGTCACGATGGACGTGTCGATGCGGTGGATGGACGGCGATCCGGGGCAGGAAATCCTGCTCAACGCCGCGTGGGCCAAGACCTCGCTGCTCTTCCGCCTCGTCATGGAGACGGCGCTCAACCGGAAGCAGTTCGAGGGCTCGTGCTTCGCCACGACGAGCAACCCCTCTGGCCCGCTCGACGATGCGGCCGCGATGGACTCGACGTTGCGCTGCAGCGGTGTCATCATGACCCGCCAATTGACCGCGTAAGGGCGGCCGTTGTCGGCATGTTGCTGGCCGCGGTCTGCCCTTCGAGCACGAGGAGCAGACCGTGGCCATCGCCCGACCCGACCGCAGCGAATTCAACGTTCACATCGGCCAGCAGACGCGCACGCTCACCTACCGCAGCGCCGCCGCCGCCGCCCTTGAGGAGCGCCTCGACAGCGATCCCCTGGCGTACATTGCCGCTGGCAAGGGCCAGACCCGTTTCATCGTCGAGGCCCTCATCGTCGGCCTGCCGAAGGGCAAGGACGCCGAGATCATCACCCCGCCGCGCGTGCACAAGTGGCTCGACGACGACGCCGCTTTCGACCGTGAGGGCTTCGTGCAGGCCGTTCTCTTCGCCATCGCGCGCGGCAAGCCCGGCGCCGAGGGCAAGCGCATGGTCAAGGTCCTCGACGAGGTCTTTGCCGAGGAGGCGCAGAAAGACGACCACGTCCCTACGCCGTGAGGCTCGCCGAGGCCCACGAGCGCGACGAGATGTTGATTCTTGCCGCGCAGGTGGGCCTCACGCCGGACCAGTTCTATGACCTGTCGTACCGCGAGTTCGAGTGCGTGCTCGAAGGCTACCAACGACAGGTCGACCTCTGGATGGACCTCGCGGCGTGGGCGCAGGCGAACCTCATCAACGTCCACATCACCAAGGGGAAAAAGGTCAAGGCCGCTGACCTGCGCGGGAAAAGGGCTGCTGTGCGGAACGGCACCGACGACCGAAGCGACGAGGAGATCATGGCCGAGCTCGACATTGCGACCGGTGGTGATCCGCGAGATAGAATGCGCGCGCGGATGAAGGCTGCTGCAGCCAAGGCCGAGCGCGAAGAGTCGCAGCGTTACATGTCCTCGCCAGCAGGGCAGAAGCTGCGCAAGATGGTTGAGCGCATGTATTCCTGATCGCGAGGGTCGCCGTGTCAAACACGCAAAATGTCGGCGGCGTCAACGTCGGGATCGGTGGCGACGAGAGCGCCCTTGTGCGCGCGTGTCGACGCGCGGCAGGGGCGCTTTCTGGTCTCGGCGGCAACATCAACAAACTCGCCGCCGGCGCCGAGTCGCGCATGGCGACGATGGCGCAGAAGGTACAGGACAAGCTCAACAACGCCTTCAAGCAACCGCGCACGGCGTCGGGCAAGTTCATGGAGGCCGACCTCAACGCCACCAAGCTCGTCCAGATCGGCGGCATCTTCGCGGGCGTCGGCGGGGCCGCCGCGCTGGCCGCAAAGAACGTGGCGGACCTCTCTGGTTCGTTCGAGCAGATGATGACCGAAGCCGCCGCCATCTCTGGCGGCAAGAGCGGTTTCGGGCAGGCGTTCGAGAAGATGTCGGCGGAAGCGATCCGCCTCGGCGCGGACACGAAGTACAGCAGCACACAGGTTGCCGAGGCCTTCAAGGGTCTGTCGATGGCGGGCCGCACCGCCGACCAGGCGATCTCGCAGATGCCGCACGTCCTCAAGCTCGCAGCGGCGTCGGGCATGGAGCTCGCAGACGCGGGCAAAATCGTCACGAACATCATGGCCAACTACGGCCTCGGCGCCGACAAGATGGGCGACGCCAACAACACCCTCGTCGGCACCTTCGCCGGTTCGCAGGTCTCGTTGCAGGACCTCGGCGACAGCTTCCGCGCCGTCGGCGGCATCGCCAAGATCAGCGGCGTCGGCATCGAAGAGCTTTCGGCGTCCCTCGGCGTGCTCGGCAACACCGGCGAGGCCGGCGCCAGCGCTGGCCACGGTATCAAAATCGCGCTCGCCTCCCTCGTCGGCGGCTCGAAGCAGATGAAGGAAGCGCAGAAGAAGCTCGGTCTCGGCAAAAACGCGCTCGCAGACGTCGGCTTCACCGGCGTCGTCGGCCAGTTGGAGAAGATGCACGCGGCGATGAAAGCAGCGGGCAAGGAAACCGAGTTCGTCGGCCTGCTCTTCAAGGCCTTCGGCACGCGCGCCGGCCCGCGTATGGCGATGCTCGTCGGCCAGGGCACGGCCGCGATCGAAGCGATGCGACAGAAGATCGAAGACGCAAAAAAGACCGATCTCGCGTCGTTCTTTGAAGAAAAGCAGATGTCGACTTTCAACGGCGCGATCGAGCAGCTCGGCGGCTCTTTCGAGAGCCTCAAGCTCACGCTCGGCGAAGCGCTGCTGCCAGTCCTCAAACCCCTCGTCCTCGCCTTCAAAGCAATGGTCGACGTCTTCAACGGCCTCCCGGGTCCGGTGAAAACGGCGGCAGGCGTGTTCTTCGTCGGCGCCACAGCCGTCCTCGCCTTCGCCGGCGCCATCGGGGGCCTCATGATCGCCGTTGGCCTGGCGATGCCGGGCCTCGGCGCACTCGCAAAGCTCATCGGCGTCGACATGGTTGCCGCCCCCGGCCTCGCCGCGGCGAAGGTCCTCAAGTTCGGCGCCGTGCTTGGAAAGGTGGGCCTCGTCCTCGTCGTCTTCACGGCGGCGTTCAAAGCCACGAATTTCATCTTGAAGCTCTTTGGCGGCGGCGTGAAAGACAGCACGTCGCTGACGGACGTCTTTGGCGACGCGCTCAAAGACGCGACCGGATCGATGCGCGGATTGCAGCGGCAAGCCGTCGGGCTGATCATCACGTTCCTGCAGTTGATCGCCACCATCCCGCGCAGCATCTTCAAAGACCTCGACCGCGGGATCCTCGACCTTGAGCAGCACCTGCTCGGTCTCGGCAGCGGGCTCGACGACGGTTCCAAGGATCTGCAAGCGGTCGCCGACGCAGCGGCGGCGGCAGCGACGCCGGCCGATTCGCTCGCCGCAGCTCTTGAGGCGGCACAGGTGCAGGCCGAGCTCGGGATCCCAACCGAGGGCTTCGACAAGGCCGACGAAGCCATCAAGGCGGCCCTCGCTTCGTTGAAGGAATACGCCGACGTCGCCCGCACCGTCTCCGAGCAAAACGAGCGCATCGGCCTCAAGGAAGGCGCTCGCAGCATCTTCGACGTCGGCCAGGGTTTCCGCGCCGACATCGCCGACGCGCAAACGAAGATGCAGGCGGGTCGCGGCGCCCCCGGCTTCGAGGGCGCGCAAGAGGACTTCAAGCGCCTCATGACGACGCGCTTCGACACGTTCACCGTCGAGCTCAAAGAGGCTCTCGAAAAAGTCCCGTTCAAAGACTTTTCCGCCGCCCTCGACCACGCGCGGGGCGACCTCACCGGCTGGCTCACCGACTCGGAGATGAGCAAGTTTTTTGCGTCGGTGAAGGCGCCGCCGTCGCCGGCAGAGTCGGTGATCGCCGGTCTGGCGGGCGACCGCGCGGGCGTCCTCGCCGACGCCACCGACGCCGAGACGTTCAACCGCTTCAACGGCTACGTCCGTGAGGCCTCAAAGAGCGTCGCGGACCTCTCTGTGCGGCTCAAGGAAGAGGGCGCGACCTTCGAGGACATGCTGCTAGTGCAGAGCGCTGCAAACGAGCTCGCCGCCGCGAAGATCGTCACCGCCTTCAATGGCAGCAAGCTCGGCGTCGACGCGCACAGCGTGGAGATGGCGAAAGCGACGGCGGCCCTCGGCCTCCTCGGCGCCGAAGGCGCGGCCGCGGCCGCGCAGCTCACCAAGATCGCGCAGCCCGAGGACATCGGGGGCCTCCTCTCTGGCCGCGTGGGCACCATCGTGGACGCCATCGCCGGAATGTTCGGCAGCAACCTCGGCGAGGAAGGCCGCGGCCGCGTCGTCGATGCGTTGAGCGGCGCTGTGACCGACCTTTTCGCAGGCGGCGGCATCGACGGCGGCGCCATCGGCAAGGCCCTCGGCGAGCTCATCGGCAGCACCGCCGGCGGCACAGACCTTCTGTCGACGATTGCCGGCCTCGGCGGCGCTGGCGTTGCTGCCACCGGTGGCGGCGCCGCTGGCACCGTGCTCGGCGGTCCGCCTGGCGCAGCGATCGGCGCGGCTGTCGCCGCCGTCGTCGTCGCCGCCGTCCCCATGATCGGCGACGCCATCGAAGCGATCGCCGACGGCATCAAGAGCGTTGCGCTCGCGATCCCTCAAGCCTTTGCTGACGTCGCTGGCGCCATCGCCGACGCCAGCGGCGACGGCCGTCTTGGCGATGCGTTTGCCAAGGGCTTGAATCCGATGATGATCGGGGTGGCGTACCTCGCCGCCATGTTCGTGATGACCGGGCTGTTGGTCGGCGCAGTTCTCCTGCCACCGCTCACCGCCATGGCGATGGGCTTTACGCTCGTTGCCACGTTGCTCGTTGCAGTCGCTGCCTTGCTGGCGATCGTTCTTTGGCCTCTAACGATCCTCGCCGCCGTCGTCGCCGCTGTCGTGCTCGTCTTCGTCGCGCTCGCCGCGATCATGGTGACGATCGCTGCGACGTTTGCCGCGATGGTCGGCGTGTTCGTGTTCCTTGCGGCGCTGTCGACGTCGACGGAGTCGTTCAAGCGCTTCCAAGGCGCCATGGCCGCCGTCGTCGACAAGATGGTCAAAGTCCTCGAACCGTTTTGGAACGGGATGCTTGCGCTCGTCGGTCTCTTCGACGCGCTCATGGCCGTGCTCGCGCCCTTCGCCGCTGCCTTCGCCGACAGCGAGGTCGTGGCGCGCGCGCTCTTCGAGGTGGTGAAGGTCGCAGCGATCGTCATCGGCGCTGTGCTGATGGCCGTCGGCATGCTCGCCACCGTCTTCATCGCCCTCGTGAGCGTCATCGCCAACGCGGGCGCGATGCTGATCACGGCGCTGTCCGTGCCGATTAACGCCGTCGTCGGCTTCTTCCTCAACGCGATCGCCGCGATGATCGACGGGATCCGCGCCTTCCTCAACAGCTTCGGTCTCCTCGGCGAGGACCTCAACGCCAGCCTCGCCGGCGCTGTCGCCGGCCTGCGCGACATGGCATCTGCCGGCGTCGCCAACGGTGCCGCCGAGGGCCTGCGCGACCTCGCGCGTGCTGCCGTCTCGCTGTCGCCCGACCTCGGCGCCATGGGCAGCGCCCTCGCCGAGCTCGCTGGCCTGACGTACGAAGAGAGCCAGGCGCGCGGCGAAGAGCTTGCGCGGACAAAAGAGCTCAACGAGCAGCTCACGAACGTCCCCACCGGCTACAAGGTCGCGCTCGCGCGCTTCCGCAGCATCTCGCCCGACACCGGTCGTGCGAACGTCGCGGCGGAGTACGACACGGGCACGGCGGGAACCAACGTCTTCATTGAACGCATCGACGTCATCACCAACGACTGGCGAGACCTCATCTCGACCGCGCAGCGAGAAGCGACGCGCCGAGCGTTCCAGCAGAACGGCACCGACGGCGGTGGCGGCAACAACCGAGGCGAGTGATCCATGGCTTTCGACCGCATCATGCAACTCGGCAACGCGCCCGGCACCGGTGATGTCACGTTCACGGGGACCGAGGTCGGTTTTCGCGCCTACTCGCCGACGTTCACGGCGGGCGCTGGCGACGACATCGACTACTACATCGAGCAGTACGACCCGTTGACGCTTCTGCTCACCGGTAAATGGGAAACGGGCGTCGGCCGCCTGCTCACGGCATCGACCTTCCAGCGTTTGGCGGTGACGGCGTCCAGCGCGGGCGTCGGCACGGCCGAGAATTTCACGGGCAACATCCGCGTTGGCCACGGCGTCACCGACGGCGCAATTCGCCGCATCATCAACGCACTCAAGGGCATTGCCAGCGGCCTCGTTCCTTTTGAGGCCGACCTCGGTGTCAACCTCCCTGTCGTGGTGGGACCGACATCGCCGCCCGCAAACTTCGTCAAGCTCTTCGCGCGAAACCTCGCGGGGCGGATCATGTTGGCGATCGTCGGGCCGTCTGGTCTCGACGTCACCCTGCAACCGCACATCGGACGCAACAAGGTCGGCCTCTGGTCCGCTCTCGGCAACACGGCGGCCGCGCCGATCGCCGCGGTCGGCATCGGCGCCCCGACCGTCACCGGCACCGCCACGCAACGTGACGTCGCGACGACGTCGTTGCTCGCTTCGACACGGCGCATCGGCTACGTCGGCGCCGCCACGGCGGCCTCTGTCGTCAGCATCCGTCTTGCGCTCGCGCAATTCTTTCGCGGCACCGGCTTGCTCACCGGTGGCGGCTTCAACTTCACGATGCGCTTTGCCGTGAGCGATGCGGCGTTGGTGGCGACGGCGCGCTGTTTTTTTGGCTTCCGTGATCGCACCCTTGTCCAGGGCGACGCCGATCCGTCGACGTTCTTGAATACGCTTGGCGTGGGGCAAGACGCTGGCGATACCAACTGGTTCATCATGTACAACGACGGCGCCGGCGTCGCCGTGCGCGTCAACACCGGCATTGCAATCGATGCGACGTCGCTGTTGGAATTGGTGTTGTTCACGCCGCCGGGCGGTACGTCGGTGACGATCATGTTCACCAACATCACGACTGGCGTGACTTTTTCAACGACGACGTCAACGGACATCCCCGCGCAGACGCAGTTGTTGACGACCAACAGCTTTCGCAGCAACGGCGCGGCCGGCGTCGCCGCCGTCGCCTTCGACTTCGTCTCTGCCTATTTTGAAACGGATTCCTGATGACGTTCGGTGGACGACCATTCGGTGGCGCGGCCTTCGGCGCAAATCCGTTGGCGCCTTCGCTCGCCACGCCGCCGATCCCTCCGCCGACGCCGTTGCCCGCGCCGCCTGACGTTGTCGGCGGCGCAAGCTTCATCAACGGGTGGAGCCTGCGCATCGCCGACGCCAGCGCGCGACAGCGCTCGACGCGCGTGGGCCCGCGCGGGCGTTCGTACCGCCGACAGATGCGCGACGCCCGCCGCTACACCCGAAAGTCTTGGGAGTGCGACGCCGTTGTCGCCGACGCCGACGAGGCGCGCACCCTTGAGCACGTCCTGCTCGGCGAGGGGCACTTTTTCGACTTCGCCTCGGGTCTGGATGCTCAAACCGGTCTCGGGCCACTGGCGGGGTATCAGGGGCTTCGCCTGCTGCCTTCCACGTGGGGTGCCTTCGGCCGCGGCGCGCTCGGCTTCGAGGCCGCCGCGGGCGGGACGCTGATCCGTTGGGATGCGCAGCTCGAAACCGAGTGGACTATCGTCGTGCGGATTTGGGACGCCGCGCGGTCTTTGTGGGTCGGCCATGGCATCCGCGACGACGGCCTTGGCTTCATCAACGGCGTCGAAAACGGCTCGTTCAACGCGCCCGGGTCTGCGACGGGCCTCTATTTCAAGGTCATCGACGGCGTCGTCGAGGTCGTCAAAGACGGCGCCTTCGCAATCGTCGTCGACGATCTCGCGATTCTGCCCTACCGCGCGTGTGACAGCGCCATGGTGTCGTGGACGCGGCCGACGACGACGACGACGAAGATGGGGCCTTGCCCGGCCGTGCGCGTTCGCGGCGACATCTTCGGCGCGCCAACCGGTGCGGGCTTCCTCGCGATGGGCAACGTCACCGGCGTCGACATCATCGGCAAGCCGACAAAGGTCGGTCGTTTTGGATGGGTCAACAACTCGCGGATCGTGCGCTTCGCCCTGGACGCTCTCAAAGCCGACTACGTGCGGACGGAGGTCGCTGACGACGCGGTGACGCCGCTGCCGCCGGTGACGCCGGTGTTGTGGGCCGAGGCGCTCAACACCGACGGCGCCCACAACGTCACGCGACCCGTCGACGGCACGTTGGTGTCGCCGGTAGCGAATCTCGGAAGCCGGACGACGACGCTTTCGGTGCTCGGCGCGCCGAAGCTCGTGCGCATGACGAAGAGCGCGGCGAAGCTCGGCAACGGCGCCTACTTCAACATGCCGAACCTCACCGACGTCCTCGACGAGGCCGGCATCGCTGCGGTGTTGACGCCGCCGTACACGATCGCGGTCGTGTGGGCGACGAACACGATCGCCGCGACCGCGCGGGATATTGTCGACGGAAATAGCCTCTTCAAGCTGCGGCGCTCAGGGTCGTCGGCCATCATGTCGGCGCCAGTTGGGAACGACGTCAACACCAACGGTATCGTCGTCGACGGGTGGAATCTGCACATTGGGCATTTTGCGGCAGTGGGCGCGCACCACATCCTCAACGCTCTCGACGATGCGTTGGCGGCCGACTACAGCGTCCCCGCCGGCGCGCACATGTTCACGATCGGCGGCGGCTTCGCCTCGAAGAGCGGCCACACGGGCAAGGTCGCTGCCGTCCTCGTCTTCGAGGGTGCAATAGACCTCGTCGCGCTGCAGGCTTTCATGATCGCGCGCTACGGTGTGGGCCTGTCGTTTCCGCAGTAGGAGGTCCGCCGTGTTCGGTCGCATTGGTGGATGGCCCGTTCGGTGGCGGCACGGCTCGACGTCGCAGCGCCCGGACGTCAACGACAACGACGTCAGTATCGACGGTAAGCCGCTGCGTCGTCGCCATGGCCTGCCGTGGTCGTCGTCGCTTGAGGCCGTCGCCCTCGGCGCCGACGACGCCGACATGCTCGCGAACCTCATCGACATCGGCGGGCATCACTTCCCTTTCGACATCGACGCCCATGCAGAGAGCGGCCTCGGCCCTGACACCGCGGCGGCGGGCAACTGGTCGATCGTGCCCGCCACGTTGGCCGCTGGCGTGCACGGCAACGGCTACCTCAACGTCTTCGGCTCCATCGTTTGGGACCCGTCGCTGCCGACGACGTGGACGGTGATGGCGTGGCGCAACGTCACTGGCACCGCCGAACACATCACCGTCACGAGCAGCGGGCGCAAGTTCTCCAACGGCGTTCGCAACGACGCCCTCGTCACGACCGAGCTGCTCGTGAGCAACGGCGCCGTCGCCCTCACCGCCGGCAACTACGACGACCTCGTGATCTTGCCGTACGAGCTCACCGACGAATTCGTCGCCGCGTTTGTGCGATGGACCCTCGGGCGCGCGCTCGCGTTCGCCGTCCACTACGGCGACGGCAGCGGCCGCGACGTGGGGCCGACGCAGTTGGCGACGTCGTCGCCGACGTCGACGGCGATTCGCCGCACCGGTGGGAAGTGGAACGGCGCTGGCGTCTTCGTCGGCGGCGATTCGATGACCTACGTCGCCTCACCGGCGCACAGCCTCAACGGTCGTGTTGGATTCTCTGTCGAGGATTGGGTTTGGCTCGACACCGACCTCGGTTTCGCGAGTCGCTTTCTTGCCGATCACGGTGCGACGTCGTCGGGCCTCACGGCGGGTTGGGAAGTGATTTTCTCCGCCGCTGGCGACAACACTTTCGGGGTGCTCGTTCGTGCCGTGACGACGGGCGGTGTGATGGCCGTGCTCACGGCGTCTGGCGCAAAGCTCGGTGTGACCGGCAAGAGGTTCGTTCATGTGATCGCGACGTTCGATGCGATCACCGGGCGCGCCACGGTCTACATCGATGGCATCGCGGCCAGCGTTGCGGTCGAGACGTCAGCTTCACCAGGCTCGGCCTTCGCGAACGATAGCGCGCAGACGTTGCGCATCGGCGGCGCCGCCGCCGGCACGTTCCCAATGCTCGGCCGCTCCTCTGGCCTGCGCTGCTACGGGCTCGTGCTCACCGCTGCCGAGGTCCTTGAGCACTTCCGCGCGGGCATCGCCGGCAACGTGCCCACGTCGCGGCGCCCCTTCTCGCCTCTGCCCGGCCTCGACTTCTGCGGCGACCTCACCGACGGAAAACCGATGATCGTCGTCGGGCAGACGGCAGACCAAGCGATCGTGCAGCGGTCGCGCATGAAGGCGACGGAAAAGGTGTGGGTCAACAACGCGCGCGACGTGCCCGTGCAGCTCGACGAGGTCATCGACCGCGACGTGGGCCGCCTGCCCGAGCCTCTTTGGTCGTTCAACCTGTCGGATCCCTACTTCGACATCGCGTCGCTGCGCTTCCGCGCGGCCGCGGGCGACCTCGGCGACGGTGTCATCACGACGCAACGGTGGAACACGGGGCCGATGCTTCGGCGGATGCGCTCGCGCGACTTCGTCAGCGCCGCCGCCGATCGTGTGCAGCTCAACGCCGAGCACAGTGCCTGCGTCCAGGGCCTCACCGCCTACTCGGTGGTCGCGTGGATCTTCCCCTTCGCGGCCTCCGCCGGCGGCATCGCAAACGCCGCGTTCACGGCATCGACGCATCGGTGGACGATGTCGATGACGTCAAGCCTCCTCGTCTTCAACGGTCGCGGCGCGGGGACCGACACGCTGCGCACACAGACGTCGATCGGCACGATCGCGCAGCAACGGTGGTCGATGGTCGGCGGCTGGATGGACATCGCGAACAACCAAATGGGCGTGTTCGCCAACGGCTGCGGTCTCGCTCCCCACCTCGGCGGCTTCTACGAGCTCGGCGCGCAGGTCTTCGCCTCGATCAAAGCAGGCGGCGGCGGCTACGCCCCAAACACCGCCATCGGCGTCGGCAGCGCCCTTGCCACGCCCTTCAACGGGCCGATCGCCCACGTCGCGCTTTACCCTCGTCGTCTCACCGCCGCCGAGGCTCTGCGCATCTATCGCGCGGGCCTCGCTGGCATCTTCCGATAGGCTGCCCGCGTGCGTACCCCCGACAACGGCCGTGCCCTGCCCCCGCTCATGCGCCCGTCGACGGTGCGGTTCTACGCATTCGACGAGACGATCTCGGCAAGCGCGCGCGACATCGCGCGAGGCGCGACGATGGTCGTGCCGGCGTACGGCTCGCAGGGCCCGCCGCGCATCGTCGGCGCCACGCCGCGTGTCGTCTTCATGGAGGCGGTCAACAACAAGTCGGTGCTCGCCGAAGGCACCGCCGTCGACGCCGAGCTACTCGACGCGCTCATCGGGACGAACACCGTCGCCCTCATGTTTCGGCCTCGCTCCAACACGTTGGGGGCGGTCTTCGCAGTCTGCGGCGCCGACGTCACAACGGCCTCGGCAAATATCCTTTGGGGTCTTTTTTGGTCGAGCTTTGGCGACGGCACGATCTCCTATATCCATGAGCAGGGATCCGGGTCCGCGATTGGTGCACCCTTTCAGGCGACGTTTGCGGCGGGCAAATGGATGGTCGCGCACATCCGCAAGGTCGTGACGGGCGTGACGTGTGACCTGTCGCTCTTCATCAACGGCGCGCTCGTGCAGACGATCGCCGGCCTCGGAAACTGCGACGGCGGCAGCGCCTCGGTCGTGCGCGCGGGCCATCTGCTCGACGCGGCCGGCGCGAACGCGACGTTTCCCTTTGACGGGGACATCGGTGCGTGGGTCGTCAACGCGGAGGCGCTCACCGACGAGCAGATCGCCGACGATGCACGCCGCCTGCACCTGCTGGATCACTCGACGCACGCGGACATCGTGCTGCGCGTAGGCGACCTCAACGGCGCGTGGGTCGAGCTCACCAACGCCGAGGGCGTCGACCTCGTCGACACCTGCGAGATCTCCGACAACATCGACAACGTCACGCGCACGATGTCGGCATCGTTGCTGCGCGAGCAGGAGGCGCTTTCGACGGCGGGCCTCGTCACGACGAGCAAGCTCAACCTCTCCAACGTCTTCGTCCCGTCGAGCTTCGCGGCGCTGATCCGCGAGACCGCGCCGGTGGAGCTGCTCGTGGCGCGGATGCCGCTCGGGCTGCGCGCCGGCCCTGGCGATCTTGAGAGCGCGTTTCTCGGAGAAATCGACGAGGTCGACGACGGCGGCGACGCCACGACGTTCACGGCACGTGACCTCGGCGGCCGCCTCATCGACACGCACATCGAGGAGGAAATCAACTACGGCGACGTCACCCCGGTGGCGGTCGAGGGTGAAATGCAATTCATCCTCAACGACAACGACAACGACGCCGGCAACAACAGCGTCGGCGGCCTGACGGCGCGCATGGGCAGCTACGCGCCGATCACGCTTTTCACGCCCGTCGCGCCGTCGTGGTCGATCCTGCTCTATCGCCAGCGGCGCGAGCCGGTGATGACCGCGCTGCGCGCGCTCGCGGGGCAGATCGGGTGGGACTGCCGCTACATGTGGGATCCGACGACGAAGACGTGGCGGCTCACGTTTTTCGACGTCGACCGCACGCGCGTCGGCGTCGACGCCGTCTTTCGCGCCGATGACATCCTCGAATTTCAGGAGCTGTCCCGCTCGACCTTTGGCGTGCGCAACATCGCCCGCGTGGTCTACGCCTCGTCAGAGACGACGTTGCCGTCGCTGCCCGCGTTGCCCGCCGGCTACAGCGGTCGACGTGGTTGGAGCAACGTCGACGGCGAGGGCAACCGCCTGGTCGCCTTCGTGGAGATCCAGAGTGATGCCTCGTTGGCGGTCCTCAATCGCCGCTACTGGATGGAAGCGCAGGAGCAGAGCGCGGGGCAGATCGACACGATCATCGAAGGCACGCGCATGGGCCTCCGCTTCGTGCAGGACCTCGAAGAGAGCGACCTCGGCGCGTCGGTGACGTTCCCTCTGATGTGGGAGGCCGAGGTCAACACCTTCGGCCGCTTCGAGGGCCTCACGCGCGGCCCACGCGGCCTGCAGCGGCTCTTCACGGGCGCGCAGAAGCTCGCCATCAAAACCATCACGTCGACGTTCGATGACTCACCACGGACCAGCGTGCAGCTTCGAGGCAAGCCCGCGCTCGGCTTCAAGCGCTGGCTCGCGGTCGAGACCCGAAACGGCAAAGGCGCCATCGCCAGCCCGCTCGACGCCCTCACCGACCTGCGCGCGGGCCCGCGCTTGCAGATCGTGCGCGAGCTGCTCGATCAGACCCGCTATTTCACGGGCGGCAAATTCCTGGCGATCCGCAATCAGGAATTCGAGGCCTTCTCGGCTGGCCTGCAGAATCCCCCTGACGGGTGGTCGATGCAGGCGGGCGCGTGGGCCACCGACGCGATCGTCTCGACGACGGCGCAGTCGGGCGCGCGGTCGGTGCGCCTCGTCAACACGACGGCGGCGCTCCGCTCTGACTTCGTTGTGCTGCCCGCCGGCAGCCTCAACGCGCCGTTTTCGTTGGAGGCGCTTTGGCAGCGCGTTGCCGGCGACGACTCGCTGCAGGTGGATGTCGAGTGGTACAGCGCGGCAAAGACGCTGCTCGCGACGACGTCGTTGTTTCCGGGGTCGGGCACCTACGGCTTTCCGGCGGTGCCCGCGACGACGGGCGCGTGGTTCACCTCGCGAGCGCAAGGCTTCATGCCGCCGAACGCGCTTTCACGATACGTGCGGATCATCGTGCGCGGCCGCCAGGTCGGCGCCGCTTTCTCGGCGATCCTCGTCGACAATATCAGCATGTACCGCACGTCCCGCGAGGTCCTCGCAGGCAACGGCGGGTCCACGCCTGCGTTGTGGGGTGCCACCGCTGTCGGCGCCAATTTCTACAACCAGGCTTACGGCGACATCGTCGGCGCCGGCCGGTACGACCGCGGCAACAGCCTCGTCAATGCCACGCTCCTCGGGCCGCCGAACAACGGGCTTCATGTGCTCGCGCGCGAGCCGGGCACGTATGAAGTCGACGTCTGCCATTGGCCGATCCACCAGGTGTCACCGGCGGCGGCGACCAAGGTCCTTGAGCTGCAGCTCATCCTCAACGGCACCTACGGCGCGGGCGGTGTGCGGACCGGCGGCACGTTGGTCGCACGAACGCGGTTCACCGAGCTTTTCACGACCATCCCGTCGCAGCCTCTTCGCCTGCGCCACGTCATCGACCTCGTCGAAAACGACCGGCTCACGGTCGACCTCGGTTTCGTCTCGACCACCGCCGGCGCGGGCAACATCCTGCTCGGCAGCGGCCCAGGCACCGACCCGAGCCTTTTCCGGGTGAAGATTCGCGGGATGGACTGATTTGCGCTCGGCGCTTGCATGCAAGCACCGGGGGCAGATCGTCCGCTCTGGACAGATGCCGATCCACCGCCAAGGATGATCGCCATGAGCACCACCACGCCCGGCCAGACTGCCCCACAAGAACCATCTGGCCCCGTGACCGCTTCGGTGCACACGGGCGGTTCCTCGTCGACGTTGTCCGGTGATTCGGACAGCATCACTTTTCGTATGGGGAAACAGTCGCTCGCCATTTTGATCGGCTCGTTGCTGGCCGCCTCTGGCGTCGGCGGCGGCGTCGTGTCCGGGGTGTCCGATCGCAAGCTCGACGAGCGGGTGAGCGCCGCTCTCGGCGAGTCGCTCGACAAGCGCTTGTCGACGAAGTTCGCGGAGATGCAGGCGGCGGCGACGTCGGCCGCGGCCGCGGCCAGCGACAAGAGCAACAGCGAGCTCAAAGAGATCCTGTACAAACAGGGCGCCAACGCCGAGGCGTCGCAGCGGTTGGAGTCGGCCACGCGGGCGTCGACGACGACGATGCTGGCCGATCACGAAGAGCGTCTGCGTTTCCTCGAACGCGCCGCGTCTGCTGGACGTCGCTGACGGCGCGTGGTCTGCTCGGCGTGGAGGTCCACCACCATGCCTGCACCAACAAAGCTCTCGAACCGCCGCCGCCCGCCTCGTCGTGAGGTGCGGGCGCAGATGGCGTTCGCCTCGCAGCTCATCTTCAAGGTCGCGCAGACGCCGAACATGGGCGGTCTCGCTGCCGGCGCTGTCGTGACCACGGCAACGGCCGCAAACCTCGCCAACGCCCTGCGGCGCGGCGCGGTCGTGGCCACCGCCATCCCTTGAGCTTGCGCGCAGCGGCGGCCCGTTCTACGCTGCGCTTCGAGGTCGTGCTCGGGGGTCGCGCCGGTTGTTCTCTTCGGAGACGACCGGCGCGATTCCTTTTCAGTCGCCGCCGCGCTTGATCCGCGCGAGCTCGTCCGGCTCCTCGATGGCCATCCGGTCAATGACCGCCTGCATGTCCGCTTGCAGCTCGGCTGCAGTCTTCGCCGGCACCGGCGCGCCGACCGCCAACACAAACCCCGCGTCGCCAGGCAACCCGTGCCGCGTCCCGTCGCTGCTGATGGTGAGGACCTTGCCGCGCGGGCGATCCTCGTCAAACGCGACATGGACCCAGCCCGCGCCAGGCACGAGGGGTTTGTAGTGCTCAAGGATCAGCTCATCGAACGGGATCGAGCTCGCGCGGATGATGATCGCGAGCGTGAGGTTGTCGAGGCGCGGATCGTACGACTCGACATCCCACGCGCGGCCGGAAAGGTGATTGCTCGTGTCGACGCCGCCGACGGCGTTGTTGACGCGCTTGTTGCGGAAGGCGCTGTTGACGCGCAGCCGAGGGTCGTAGCCCATGCCCTTCAAGATCACGCGCAGCGATTCGAGCCAGCGCGCGCCGTAGCGCAGGCGCCCGATGATCACAGGATCCGTCGGGATGTTGTTCGTCTTCGTGCGCTCCGCCCATTCGGAGCGGCACGCCTCGGCCAGAGAAAAGCTCTTCGACAGCATTATCATCGTTGACCCTCAAACGGCTCGGCGGGGGTCGTGTCGTCACCGCGACGAACGACCCCGCCCGAGGCGCGCCCTCATCATTGAGCAGCGCGGCGGCGACGTCGAGGACGTCAGCCGAGGGGGTCGCCTTCGGTGCTGTCGTAGTCGTCGTCGGGTTGGTCGAGATGCTCGACACCGATGCCCGTCAGCTTCTTCAAGCCGTCGACGGCGTTGGCCATTGCCCGCACGTCTTCGAGGCTGCCGGCAACGCGAACATTGTTCGCCAGCGTGAGCAACGGCGCGAGCGCCGCGCGCAGCGTGGGCGTCACCTCGCGCTCGGCGTCGAAGCGTCGCGCGGCATCGTCGCGCGCCTCGACCGCGTTGCGCGCGGTCTGCGCGAGCTCCCGGTTGAGCTCGATGAGAAAGGCGCGCTCTTCGGCCTCGGCGCCCTTCATGCGAAAGAACGCCAGGCGGATCGGATGTTGGTCGTCGGCGAAAGCCTGCACGACGAGGTCGCGCAGATAGTTGCCTTTCTCTGCGCGTTCGGTCGCAAGCTCCTGTCGGCGGTCGCTGCGCTCTTTGGTGATTTGTTCGGGCGTCTTCTTCTTCGTCGTCGTGCTCATGCGTATTCTCCCGGCGGGGCGAGGCTCTCGAAACGAGGAACCTCTTTGTGGAAACGGAGGTCGATGGACCCGATCGGCCCGTTGCGGTTCTTCGCAACGATGACCTCGGCGATGCCAAGGCGGTCCTCGGGGCAGCGGTCTTTTGCGTAGTATTCTTCGCGATAGATGAACGCGATGAGGTCGGCGTCTTGCTCGACGGCGCCGCTTTCTCGGATGTCGCTCATCATCGGCCGCTTGTCGGCGCGACTCTCCACGCCACGGTTCAACTGCGACAACGCGCAGAACGTCGCGCCGGTCTCCATCGCAATGCCTTTGCAGCCACGGCTGATCCCCGACATCTGCGTCGTGCGGTTCTCTTCCGTGTCCTCTTCACCTGCGATGAGCTGCAGGTAGTCGACGACGATGAGGCCGAGCGGCGGCAGTCCTTGCCGCAACATCTTGCGGTGCTCCTCGCGGATCATGGCCTTGATCGCCGACATCGGCAGACCAGAACCACCGACGACCCAAATGGGCGAGTTCGCGATGGCGCCGGCGGCTTGTTCGAGCTGCCCGCGATCTGCAGGCGAGATGAACCGGCGCGTTGTCAGGTTCTCAATGTTGCTCTGCCCCTGGACGAGCTTGAGGGTCGCGGCCTCTCGTGTGACTTCGAGCGAAACGATGAGGACGCTCATCGGCTTGGAGCGGTGGAGGGCGACGCCGCGCGCGATGTCGAGCGCGAGCGACGTTTTGCCCATGCTCGGCCGCGCCGCGACGACCCACAGGTCGCCGGGCTTGAGGAGCGAGTAGTTGTCGAGGTCGGGAAAGCCGGTGCTGTTGCCGACGACGACGCCGCCGTTGATCGGCAGCGCATCCATCACAGAGGTCATGATGTCGCCGACGTGAACGAACGGCGAGGCGTGCCCGCGCGAGTCGACAGACGCGAGCTCGCCGACGACGCGGTCGACGATCTCGGCGAGGTTGCCACCGTGACGGCTGGCTTCGAGGCCCGTGAGCAGCGCCGCTTGCACGCCGCGCAGCTTCGATTTCTCGATGATCATCCGCACGCACTCGGGCACGCTGGCGGCCGTCAAGACGGCAGCTTCGAGCTTCGCCACGGCAGCAAAGCCGCCGACGGCGGCGAGGGCGCCGATGCGCTGCAGCTCGTCGCAAACGGTGAGCGTCTCGACGGCGTGGCCTGCCTCGTGGACGGCGATGATCGCCGACCAGATCCGCTGTCGAGCTTCCGAGTAGAAATCGCTGGCGGTGAGGCCCTGATCCTCGCAGGGCACGAGCGCGCCGTTGCCGTAGGAGAGGACCGCGCCGATCACCATCGCCTCGGCGTGCTCGACGTAGTGGTGTTGTTTGAGGCGGGCGTTGACGACGTCACGCGCCGTGACCTCGGCAAGGACGCGCGCGCGCTCGGTCTCGATCGAATTGAGCACCATCCCGAGCGGTACGAGGCCCTCCTCATCGCCGCCGTCGGTGTCTTCGTCGTCGTCGCGAAAGTCGGGGTCACGGGCGATCGTGACGTCGTCGTCGTCGCCGGGTTCGCGGTTGCTCACTTCGCCACCTTCGCAGCCCGGACCCACTTCGACGTCGTGAGGTCGAGGGTGTAGCCCTGTTTGTGCATGTGCTCGTCAGCCTGCGTCCAAACGTAGTCGAGAGGGATGGCGACGGGGACGCCGTCGACCTTCACGGTCTTCACGTTGCGGAGCAGCGCGCCGTCGGCCTCGGTGGTCTTCTTCGGCATGCCGAGCGTGCCGAAGAGCATGAACCACCGATCCGCGCTCTTCGCGACCGCGTCCCAATCGCAATGCTTCGCGCGGTCCGGCCAGTCGTCGTGCTTCATGCCGAGGATCGATTTGCACCACGCGCTCGGCTTGCCCCCGTCTCGGCAGTAGCGCACGAAGTAGCGGCGGCGCTGCGGCGTCACGCGCACCTGCGGCCGTCCCCACAGCTTGCCCCAGGCCTCGACCATCGGCGTCAACATCGCGTCGGTGGGCGCCGCGAGACGGCCTTTCGGCAGCGCGTCGAAGGCGCCGTTGAGGATCTCGACGAACGTGGCGGGCGGCGGGACGATGAGGACTTCGGCGGGGCCGCGCTTCGGCGCCACGCCCGCGAGGCCGAGCAGGGCGCCGACGGCGGCGGCGTCGACGACGACCTTTTGATCGGTTTCGCTTGTGATGAGCTGCAGGTGCCGCAGGCGAGACAGTGCGTCTTCGCGCTCTTTCGGCAGCAGGGGGATGTCGCGCGGCTTCGTCGAGCACATTAGCGACGCCAGCGCGATGGCCGCGGTGGTGCTCTTGAGGGCGGCGGCGACGCCAGGGGAAAAAGCAGACTGCGAAAAGACGAGGTCGTGGATCGTCATCGGTGTCTCGGGGGAAAGAACCACCGTCGCCCGCGCGACGGTGGGAAGCAAAGTCAACGTGCGGTCGACATCGTCGGCGCGTCGAAGGGCGTCGACTCATCGACTGCCGCGGCGCGGTTGTAGCCCGCGTCTTCCACGACCTCGACGGCGGGGTCGACGCCGAGGCCGCCGCTCGCCGGCTCCTCGGCCGCCTTCGCCTTTCGCTTCGACGGCGTCTTGAGAGCCAGCAGGCCGGCGATCAGGGGCAGCACCTGCGCAGGCACCGGGGGCCCGCCGAGATCGGCCGCCCGGTGCAGCTTGAGGGCGTCGGCGAGGGGTCGGACCTTGTCCGCGCCCGCCCACTGCGGCGCCCATTCGTTCGCGAGCGCGTCGACCGCTTCGATGGTGTCGACCGCTTCGAGCGCCTTGCGGAAGCTGATCAGGAGCGCGCTCGACTTCTTCCCCGACGGCCCGGCGTGCTTGCCGCGGCCGGCGAGGAGGTCGACGATCGGCGCCCCGGACGTGCTGACGGCGTTGTCGTCGCCGACGGCGCCCGTGGGCAACGGCGCGGTCGGCGGCGGCGGCGCCGGCGACACGTCGACGAAGTCACCAGACGCCGCGCCGCGGCGCAGCTCCTCGGGGATGTGCAGGCCGCCGAGCTCGTTGGGGAAGGCTCGACGCAGCGACAGGGCCTCGGAGCACTTCGCGAGCATCACGGTGGGGAAGCCATCGGGGCTCCACATCGGCGACGTCGGATCGGCGTACTCCGACCACAACGCGGGCGACGAGATCGGCTTGTCGAAGCCAACGCGGTGGACGTCCACGCGCGCGGCAAACGGCGGCTCTTTGGAATCCCACACGGTTTTCCACGCCACGCGCACGGCGCCGTCGTCGTCAAAGACGGGGACGCCGTCGGCATTGAGCACGGGCTTGCCGTCGGTGAACCACGGACCGCGCTGCCCAGCGTACTTCCCGGACCGCTCGGCGATCGAGCGGAAGCCGTCGATTTTCACCAGGACGGTGAAGACCTCGACCTTGAAAACGCGGTCCCATTTTCGGACGCCGATGATCTGCCGCGCGATGGGGTCGAGACCCGTGGCCATCGCGACGTGCAGGAGCTCGCCGATCTCGGCGAGGCTCAACGTCGGGTAGAACGCATCGCGGAGCAGGGCGACCTTGTCGGCGCCGAACGCCGTCGCCGCCGAGAGCAGGTAGGTGGGGTCCGGGCCCGGCGCGCGCGCGGTCGCCCGGCGCGTCGAGGGCATGGTGATCGTCGTCGGGGTGGCAGTGGTCGTGCTCATGCCTTGCTCTTTTTCTTCGAGGTCAACCGGACCTGAAAGGTGCGGCCGGGGTGCGGCGCGCGGGTGGTGTGTTTCTTGCGGATGAGGGCGATGGCGCCGTCGGCGTCGTCGCAGATGCCGACGAGCTCGTCGAAGGCGGCCGCGGCGTCAAATTCGTCGCTCGGCTTCTTCGGCGTGTAGACGATGGCGCCGCCGGTCGTCGCGGGGTGCTCGACGCCGTCGTCGTCGACGCCGCCGTCGGAGGCGGGCCACTTCGCGCCGCGGTGGTCGGCGACGATGGCCTTGATCTGCGCCGCGAGCTCTTTCTTTTGCTCCTCGGCGTGGCTCTCGATGTCGCGCCAGACGCCGTAGGCGTGGGCGGCTTCGATGAGCGCGGGCGGCGGGTTGGTCATCGGGTCGAGGGTGCCGAAGTAGCAGAGGTCGACACCGCGGCCGACGGCCTCCCAACCGGCGGCGCACTCCTCGGCGTCGGGGACGGTCTTGGTGAGGATGTGCTCACACCAAAACCAGTCGGCGACCTCGCGGAGCCGCTCGATGAGCATGTCGTTTCGCTCGACCGGGTAGTAGCGGGTCTCCCCGGTGTCGGCGATCCAGAGGACGATCATCGCGCGCGGGAAGCCGGTGAGGCCGAGGTACCACTGCACCTGCAACAGCTTGTAGAGCGCGGCGCCCGACTCGTCGCCGTCTTCGCCCCACATGATCCCGAGCTGCCGCGACGTCGTCGACGTGAATTCCCACAGCATTTCCGGCGCGCCGTCAGCGCCCCACGTCAGGCCGTCCGGGCTGCCAGCGATAAACGGCTGCTCATCGTCGACCCAAAACGTTTTGGGGACGATGGCGACGCCGTAGGCTTCTTCGGTGTCCAGGCGCAGGCCCTCTTCGACGATGTGGCCGCGTCGGAAGAGCGTGGCCTTTGCCTTCGGCGTGGCCGGCGAGATGCCGAGCGCGCAGTGCGCAAAGACCTCGTGCATGGAGAGGTAGGGGTGCAGCCCCACCACGGCGCCGATCTGGTGGCCGCCGAGGTAGGTGCCGCGCGGTAGCGGGTTGTCGCACATCATGGGCGTGGTCCTTTGCTGTGTCGTTGTCGACACTTTGCCGGACGTTGCCGAAAGATGCAAGCGAAACGTCAGAGGGCGGAGCAGTCGAGGGAATCATCGGACTGCGAAGCCATGAGCGCAGCGCAGAACCAGCGCACCGCGTGAACCTGAAAGAGGAAGTGCCGGGAGAGGCCTTCAACCTCTGGCGGTTCGTCGTCGTCGTAGTCCAGGGCGGCGAGGCGGCTGTAGAATTCGCCGGCGCTGCCGATGTCTTCGTCGTCGAATTCTTCGATCGCTTCGTCGATGGCGACGACGTCGGCGTCGGTGTCGTCGATGTCTTCGTCGTCGGCGAACATCTCGGCGCGGCGCTCGCGCAGCGTCTCGACGTAGCGGTCGACAAAAACGCGTTGAAACGTGTGGATGCTGCAGTCCTGCGCGACCTTCTCGCCGACGTAGCCGTACGAGATGCCGATGGGCCGACCCTCGTCGTCGGCGCCGCGGTTGGTCACCCCGCACAACCACGCGAGCGTGTCCGGTCCGCGATCAAAGATGACCTCGCCGATGTCGCCGGTCACGACGACGACGCGGCCGACGACGGCAACACGAAACCAACACATCCACGACAGTTCACGATCACGGTTCTTGAAGAGCCAGCGGTCTGGCCCCTCGTTGACGAGATGGAAATTGGCAAAGGTGTTGTCGGCGTCGGCCGCGGCCTCGGCGGCGAGCTTCTGGCAGTACGGTTTTCCCATGGTCGTGCTCCTGGGGGTTGGTGTTTCAGATGAGGTGAGGGAGGTCCTGCATGAGGCGGCGGCGCTGCTGGACCTCGGCCGGCGGCGACTTCCAGACGTGGCCGTTGGCCTCGACGATCGTCATCTCGGCCGTGTTGCATTCGCACGGCGCGCGGTGCGCGGGATCGATCGCGAGGAAGAGATGGCGAGCTCGGCCCGGCTCGTGGTTGTCTTCTTCGGCATCGTTCATGCCGAAGGCCTTGCGGACGACGGCGACGTCGGCGTCGCTCGGGTGGCCGCCGATGCGCGAGACGGAGACGTGCCAGTGAGGCACGGTGCTTTTGTCGACGGCGCTTTTCATGCCGTCCATCCCGCTCAACACGCGCAAGCTGCCGAGCCGCCACCACGACGAGACCACTTCGATGCCCTCGCGCACGCGCGGCGACACGTTCGGCGTCGGCTCTCGTTTCCACATCGCGGTCTTGGGTCGCTTCTCTGTCGTCATCGTTGGGCCTCTCTCAACCACGGCGGCGCTTCCATGTCTGCACCGCGAATGAAGTTCACGCCGTCGGCGGTGAAGCGCCAGCCGCAGACGTCGCCACGGCGGTTGCGCACCTCTTCGAGGACGCCAAAGAGGACCATCTGCCCGCAGACGCGCCGTCGCGTGTCGAGGTCGGCGAGCTCGTGCACGCGACCCGCCGCGTGAGCGCGAGCGGCATAGACGTCGATGGCGGCGTCGAGGACCTCGACGCTTGCCTCCCTGCCGACCTCGGCCATGTGGCAGAGCATCAAGATCGCCAGGCGGTCTTTGCCCGACGTGAGGAAATCGAAGACGTCGACGCTCATCGCTTGACCTTGCGGAAGGTGAGGTTGATCCGCTGCATCCCCGTCAACGGCGACGTCAATGTCGGCAGCAGCTTTTTGATCCCGTGGAAGAGGTGCCGCGAGCGGCCGCCCTGCACGAGGAGGTCGCCCGACGACAACACGATCGGCGTGGTCTTGTCCTCGCGCTCCTCGCCGCCGATGAGGAACACCGCATCGGCGCCGATGGAGAGGGAGACGATCGGCGCGTCGAGATCCTCCTCGGTGCGGTCGATGTGGAGGCCGAGCGAGCCGCTCTCGTCGTAGTGGTTGATCAGCAAGCTGTCGGGCGTCATCGGCGTGTGACCGACGCGGGCGAGGCCGCGCGCGCAGATGTCGAGCAGCTCGGCGGGGATCGCCGGCCACGGCTGCCCCGTCGTCGGGTGCTTGTCGATGTAGCGGTAGCCGCCGACGTCGGCCCACCAGCCCCACGCGCCCGCGCTGGCGACCTTGAGCTTGAGGGGCTGCCCCGACGCCGTCGACGGCACGCGCAGCGGCGCGGCCCTGCAGATGCCGCGCACGAGATCGATCACGGCGGCGACTTCGGCGCCGTCGAGGAAGCCGGGGACGTGGTGAAGGCCGATCGCCTCGTGCGCGCTCTTCACGGCGTCACCTTGCAATAGGCTTCGCTCTCGACCCAGCACCGGCGCGTGCCGTGGCCGTCGTCAGTGCAGATCTCGACATCACGCCAATGGCGGTTGCAGCCCTGCGGATCACGTTCACACCCGGACCGCGAACCGGTGGCGCAGACCAGCACGAGGACGATGATCACAATGAAAATGTCGGAGTCGCCAGGCATCACGACCTCGTCCGGCGGCCGGCTTTGCGCGCTTTCTTCGTGCGCTTGCGTTCTTCGCGCTTCGCTTTCGACGGACCAGGCAGTGGCATCGAGGGCCGTCGATATTCGACGCCGTCAAAGACCATCAACGGAACCGTCGCTGCGAGCAACGCGCGATGTCGCGCGAGCGACGCCGAGGCGGAGGGTCGGGGCTTGTCGTCGAAGATCCACGCCTTGCACTTTCTGCAGGTCGGATACTTCGTCGACGAGTCGAAGGGGTTTTCTGGCTCGGGAAGGGAGCAGGTGCAGCCTTGGGTCATCACGCGGCCTCGTTGATTTTGTGTTGCGGCAGGTTCGCCGACACGAGCGCCGCCGCCATCTGCGGAACGACGCTGTTGCCGATCATGCGGATCTGCGCGGTCTTCGAGAGCTTGCCGTCGAGCTCAAGATCGTAGTCGACGGGGAAGCCTTGCGCGGTCGCGAGCTCGCGCGCGGTGAGCATCCTCATGCCGATGTCGATGATGACGTGGTCGACGCCGTCGACGGTGACGAGGCCGAAGCGGTCGCGCGTCGTGACCGTCGACATCGGCGTGTCGAGGGTCTGCCCCGCTTTCTCGTTGCCGAAGTAGCGGATCAGGAAGGCGCGCACTTCGCCGATGTGCGTGCCGCCGGCGGTGACGGTGGGCATGGGGCCGTCGACGTCGACGCCGTCGCAGTTGTTGCGCAGCACCACGAGCGACGACGCTGCCGCCTCGGGGAACACCGGGCAGATGCAATCCCCCTGCTGAAACCCGGCGGAGGCCGCGCACGTCGGGCACGGCGTCGGGGTGTCGTCTTCGCCTTCCTCTTCGATGACCCTTTCGTCGTACTGCGCGACGCGGTTGAAGAAGCGCAGGTCTCGCTTGGCGGCGCGGGTGTCGTCGTCGTCGTCGTCGCTGTCGAGGAGATGCTCGGGGTGCGGCGGGAAGTGGTCGACGTCGTCGTTGTCGGCGTATTCCTCGGGGTCAAAAGCGCCCTCACCGACGGCCGCGATGTCGTCGCTCGTGCCGCGCGTCGGCCGCTTCGGCGGCGACGGCGCAAGCTCGGCGGTGACGAGCGCGTGGTGATCGACGGTGGTGACGGTCGAGACAGGGCCGTCCAGGGGAACGCCGGGGCCCGTGTAGCCGCCGCCGTAGTGCTTCGCGAGGAAGGCGGCGACGACGGCGTGTTTGGCGCCACCGGCGACGACGGTGCCGAGCGGCGCGCGGATGTCGAGCGACCGCGGCGCCTGCCCCTCGCGTTCGCCGTAGCCGGTCTGGATGAGCGTGGGCGCGATGAGCGCGAATTCTCCCCGGTGAGCGGTGGTGATGGTGCGCAGCGGCTCGTCGATGTCGTGGACGCGCGGGGCGCCGCTGTGCGTGATCGGAACGATGAAGGGGCGAGGGTTGTCGACGACAAAGCGTTGGATGCCGCGCGCGATGCGGGCAAGCGTCTTGTCGGCCAACGGCCGTTTGCGGCCGAAGATGGACGGGCAAGGGATCGAGAAATCGATGCACTCGGCAGCGGTGCGGTACGGCAGCAGCACCTTGGCAGGAGGCGCGAAGAGGTCGCGCACGCGCGGCTCGTCGACCTTCGGCCCGTGCGTCGCCGCCGGCCACACGACAGGCTTTCCATCTCGGCGCGCGATCACGAAAAGGCGTTTTCTCGACGTCGGCGCGCCGTAGTCGCAGGCCTTGAGCTCGCGCCATTCGACGACGTAGCCGAGGCCTTTGAGGCGGCCGACCAGTTGCTTGAACGTGAGGCCCTTCTTTTTCGGATCGGGGGTGCCGTCTTCCAACAAGGGCCCCCACGTTTGGAATTCCTCGACGTTCTCAATGATGATGACCCAGGGCAGCACGAGCTTGGCCCACCACACGGTGACCCACGCCAGCGCGCGCACGCCCTTCTCGACGGGCTTGCCGCCCTTGGCCTTGCTGAAATGCTTGCAGTCGGGGCTCGCCCACAACAAATCCACGCCGCCGATGTCGGCGACGTCGGTCGGGTTCACCTTCCAAACGCTTTCGCAGAAGTGCTTGCTCTGCGGGTGATTCGCGCTGTGCATCGCGATCGCTTCCTCGTCGTGGTTGATCGCCACGTCGGGGTGTCTGCCGAGCGCGAGAAAGATGCCCGTCGAGGCACCGCCGCCACCGGCGAAGCTGTCGACGATGAGGCCCGTGCGCTTCTGTGCGGTCTGTGTCGTCATGCTCAAGCCCCGATCTTGAAAGTCGCGGTGGTGCCGCCGCAGGTGCGGCAGGTGATCTTCGCCGTGCCGCTCGCGACGGACACACCGGCGACGGTCTCGCCGCTGCCGAGGCAGTCGCCGCAGATGCTCGTCGTCGCCGACCACAGCTTTCGAGCGTCGGCGGCCTCGGCGCGCGACGTCATGACCTCGAAGCGCGGGCGCTTCTTCGTCTTGAAAGTGACCTTCACGGCGCCGGTCGGCTGGACCTTGCCGTTGACCTTCGCGAGGATCGACTCAAGGGCCACGACGGCGTCGTCGGCGTCGACGTCGGCACCGGCCTTGTTGCGGGCGGCGACTTCGATCCAGCCATAGGGGCAGGTGCGGGGGTCGAGGAGGGCCGTCGCGGTCGTGCTCGCGGCGGTCAACCGACACCGCCAGCAGCCTGCTCGGCGGGGGCGGTCGGTTTCGTCTTCGGCGGCGGCGCGTTGCCGCTGCGGATGTACTGCTGCAGCGAGCTTTCGAGCAGCATCCAGCCTCGGCGGCCTTTGAGGTTCTTGCCGGCGATGCGGCCCGCGCGCAGCTCGGCCTTGAGGAAGCGCGCCGTCAAGCCGCACAGCTTGTGCGCCTCGTCGGCGGAGATGAAGCGGTCCGGCACTGCCGGCGGCTTCTCGGTCTTTTTCGTGGCCATGTCGCCCTCTTGGTGTGTTGTTGCTGTGCTGTTGTCGGTGCTTTGCTGACCATACGACCTCGGCCCGGCAGCGCAAGGGAAACCGGGCCGAGGCGCCGTCAGTGCACGAGCTTCTCGGGGTTGGTGATGAGGTCGGCGACGCTGCGGCCGGTCTCGCGGGCGATCTTGCAGATCGGGCAGTTGTCGGCGTCGAATTCCACGCCGCACGGTTCGGGGGCGGGCCGCTCCTGAAAGGTGCGCGCGGCGACGGCAACGGCGTCGTCGACGGCGAGGGCGCCCGTCGTCTTGCAGGCCGTGCAACGGAACATGACCCCGCCGGCAGCAAGCCGCGCCTGCAGCGCGCTGTCGTCGTCGGCGCAGTCGTCGCACAGCGCGCCAGGCACGCGCTCGCCTTCGATGAGCGGGCGGATGATCCCCGGCTGCACCGCCTTGCACTTCGTGCAGTCCTTGGCCGCGGCCACGGTCGGGTCGACGCCGATCACGAGCGGCTCGGTGAGGCCGTAGCGCATCGACTGGCAGGTGCTGCAGGTCCACACGGCGTTTCGGTTGCCGATGTCGACGTGCGTCGGGTTGTTGCTCGGCCCCGAGCAGGCGGGGCAGAAGCAGGGGCGGGGGTTGAGGCCGAGGCGAGGGTGCATCACGAGACGGTCGACCATGGGGCGGTTCCTTCCTGATTCGGTTCGTAGCGGGCGGGCTTGTCGTCGCCGTCGAGGCGGCCCCACGCGCCCCACCCTGGACGGCGGGCGCGCGAGAAGAGCTCGACGGCATCGATGGGGGCGGCGCGCAGGCTGCCGGCGGCGATGGCTTCGATGCGGCGCCAGGCCGCCTGCGGCTTCGTCGAATGCGCGCCCTCGCGGTCACTGTAGATGATGGACCGCTGTCGGTTGCGGGTCTGCGGGACGCGGATGGTGGGGGCGTCGCCTCGTCGACAGAGGAACAAAAATTCATGTTCCACGCGGACCCACTGCCCCTGCCCGAGCTTCTGCACCGGCTTAAAAAGGCCCTCGTCGGTGAGGTCGAGCTCGGCCTCGACGCCGTCGGGCAGCGTGACGTCGAGGTTGTCGACCGCCGTGACCTTCGCCCACACCAACGACGAGCAGATGCGCAGGTTGAGGCGGTTGGCGAGGGCGTGGGCGTCGCCGTCGCAGACGGCGAGCGTCGTTGCCCACATGAAACCAAGCATCGGCTCCACGTCGTTCCAGACCGGCGACATACGGATCACCTTCGAGATGCCGTCGACGTCGAGGGTTTCATATTGCGCGTTGGCGCCCTTGCCGCCGCCGCCGTCGTCGGCGTTCCAGTTGGGATCGAAGACGCGCACGAGAGGTTGTCGGGTGGGGATGAGGTCGCTCATCGCGAGGCCTCGACGATCGCGGCGACGACGGGATCGTGGTGGCCTGCGCGTCCTGCGGTGATCGTGCGCCGGCGGATGGCGGCCATGAGCGCCGCGGCCGGCACGTTCCCGAGCTCGTCGAAGGCGCGGGCGACAGCGTCGTCGGCCGCCTTCGCCTTCTCCTCTTCGTCGATGGAGGCGCAGCAGATCGCCGCCCACGCCCGGACATCGGCGGGCAGGGCGCGGATGTAGCGTTCAACGTCGTCAAAGCTGACGTCGGCAACGGGTACGGTCGGGGCGGAGATGCTGGCATCGAGGACCATGGCGGGGGCTTTCTCGGCGACGACGCCGGCGGCGATGAGGTTGAGGCGCGTGGTGCTGTAGTTGGTGCGGACCTGGACGAGCTGCACGCCTGCAGCCTTGGCAGCGTCGCGGGCGTGGTGGCTCTCGTTGTGTGAGGTCATGTCGGAATTGAGCAGGACGAGGTCGACGTGCTTGGGGATGCGCTGGCCGGCGAAAAGGTCGGCGGCGACGACGTCGACGACGATGCCGTCGGCGTCGAGCTTTTCGCGCAGGCGCGCGAGCGTCGCGCCGGGTGGTCCGCCGATCCACATCGCGCGGCGCTTGGTCGTTTCGGTGGCGGTCGTGGCTTTTGCTGTCTGGTTCATTTTTGGATCTCCTGCATTTTGCAAAGGTGCTTCTCCTCTCACACTCTCCTCTACTCCAAAGAGTGTGCTTTTCTGATCCGTTGGACGAAGCCGAGAATCAGATGATCGAGCTATGAGCAGCGGCTGCACCGATTCTTTCGCCCCTCTGGCGGACCGAAAGCAAGGTCATCGACAAACGGCATGACGATCTTGAGCAATGACTTTGCTTCAACCGGTCGCCGTCGCGTTCGGGCCACGCCGACGACGACGGCGAAACGCCGCACGGTGCGCGTGTTCAGTCCAGTTGCTGCACGAGCGTGAGCACGATCGCCCCCGCCGTGTTCTTCGAGGCGGCGATCGTCCAGCGCTGGCCGAGCGAGGACACGCCAGCGGGCTGGCCGATGTACAGAAAGCGGTTGCTCGTGGGGTTGCTGCCGTTCTTCCGGGTGCGCACCTCCGCCGGCCAGTCGGTGAGGCTCTTGCCCGCGCCACCGCCGGCCCCTGGACGAATGGCCCCGAGGCCTCGCAGGACGGCCTGCAGCGTGTCGGCGATCGGCGACCCGGCATCGCAGCGGCGAAGAGCTCGGCGAAGCGCGGCGCCCCGGATGGTGCTCGGCAAACGGGCAACCTCGGCGGTGACGGCGGCGACGACGTTGACGCCGTCCTGCCGAGCGAGGTCGTAGGCGGCGGCGATCGCCCGGGCGTGGCTGTCGGTGGCCTTGCGGGCCGTGGTGGCTTTGGCGTCGACGGCGGCGTCGAGGTTGAGCGTTTGCTGCGCGTGCTGCGGCTTCGTCTTCATGGGTCGTGCTCCCGGAAGAGGTGGGGGAAAGAGGCGCCGCCCTCGCGGGCGGCGCCGGTCGATCATGCCTTGTTGTACGACCCGCAGTTGGGGCAACGGGTGCCGCGACGTCCCGTCAGGTTGGTCGGGCAGACGCATGCGCCGCGTCCGTGGCTCGCGCCCTGCCAGTAGCAGGCGTCGAATCCGGCTGCGCGGCTGACGTCGAGGGCGCCGCCCGCCTTCCCGTCCGCCTTGCCAGCGCTGTAGGCCGCCGCCATCTGCCGGGTCCAGCCGCCGCCGAGGGATACGGGCGGAACGTCGATTTTCGTGCTCATTGTTTTCTCGCTTCCGACACGGTGCAACGCGGGATTGCGTTGGATGCTGTGCCGTTGTCGACACTTTGCCGGACGTTGCCGGACAATGCAAGCGATGAAACGAAAAAAGCCCGCGCCTTCCGAAGAAAGAGCGGGCCAGTGCATTGGGAAGCCGGATCAGGTCTTGCGCAAGTCGTCGATGGGCGCGGCCGTCTTCGGCCGATCTCGCCAGGCGGACCGGCATGCGGGGCGCCCGCAGATCGCGCCGTGGGTCACGGACGAGCTCGCGCCCTCGGCGTCGAGCATCACCGCCCCCGGCCGACAGGCTGCAGAGCCGTCAGCTAGAAGCGCGTGAAGAACCGGGGGACGGCCGGAACCGCGGCCGGTTCGGGTGCACGTAGCGTCGCGCACAGCAAACAGCGGTTGGCCACGGGCGAGCGAAGCACGGACCTCGTCGAGGGTCATAGGGAAGGCTCTTCACTTTCGGGAAGGTGATGCGGAGCACTGAAACCGAGAGGCGGACGTCGTCGACGCCACCAATCGAGGTGAACCGGTCAATGCGTCGACCGTTGACGCTGATGTAGTGGAGTCGTCCGGGAATGATGGCCATGTCGGCAAACCCTCTTCGATGAGCAGCGCGGTGGTGATCGTATCGGGCGTCGTCGCCGACGGGTAGAGGGCAACCTCGACGTCGCTGACGTCGTCGTGGCGGCCGGTGGCGAGGTGGTCGATAACAGCGCGCCGGGACGACGCCGACAACGCCGCTTCGAGCCGATGCACGACGCTGCGCCACCACTGCCCGGCGAAGTCGCTTTGCGCGCGGGCCCACCGGGCGTTGGCGTAGTCGAGGACCGCGAGCATGCGCGCGCGACGCGGGCCCTTTCGCTGTCGCCGTGCGTCGGCGAGCTGCGCCGACGTCGCCGCGTTCACGAGGCGGATTCGCGGGTGGCAATGCGTCGACGACCACGGCTCAATTCCGTGCTGCAGCCGGTATTTCTGGACGTTCTTCCGCGTCGTGCCGAGGGCAATGGCGATCCTGCGGTCCGACATCTGCCCCCACCGCGCCGCGCTGTAGTCGGCGCGCTTCATTCGCCACGCAAGACGTCGTCGACGATGCGGGTGATCACGGTCTCGGCGGTCTCGTTGCCGTCGCCCTGGCGCCCTTGGTGGAAAGCCTCGGCGCAGGCCTTGAGCATCGCCGCGCGGATGCCGGGGGCGGCTTCGACGTCGACGACGCTGCCGCCGATGGCGTGATCCATCGCGCGTTTGACGTCGATGACCTCTTGGTTGGGCCACACGGCGGGGACGCAGCAGACCCACGGGCGCGCGCGGCGGATGAGGATGGTGAGGCGATCGACCTGATCCTGCAGCAGCCCGTCGTCGTCGGTGGCGTGGTCGACGAGACCCATGCGCTTCCGAGCGTCGGCGTAGCGTTCGTCGTGGAAGCCGACGGCGGCACCGCGCCGACCACGGCAGCAGGTGAAGGGCGCCGCGTTGCACCGACGACAGGGCTCGGCAGCCGCTCGCGCGTTGCGCGCTCGCTCGGCCATGTCTTTGTCTTTCCACGACGTCATGGTCAGGCCTCGCAATCGTCGACGAGGCCGGCAACGGCGCGGGTGCGGTCGGCGGGCCAATCGAGCTCGATCATCGCGCGGGCGATCGAGTCGGCGACGGGGAAGGTGCGGCCGTCTTCGACGGTGACGGTGGACGTGAGGGCGTGCATCGCGAGGCTCCTGCAGCGGTGGTGATCAGGCGGCGGCGTGGACGTTGCCGTTGAAGGCGGCGCGCATGCGCTCGACGGCGGCGGCGAGGCGGGCGCGGGTTTCGGCGGTGTCGCCGTCGGTGCAGACGGCGCCGATCGCGCGTTGGAATTCGCGGTCTGCCTCCTCGACAGTGGGGGTGACGGTCACGAGGTAGGTGACGCCGTCGTCGCCGACAAAGGTGCGGGTCTTCGTGCTCATGGCCTGCCTCAAAACGTGGGGGTGATGTCGACTTGCGTGCGGTCGGCGCGGCCGCTGACGGCCTTGTGCTCGACGACGACGCCGGTGGCGCGCTTCCACACGAGCCGCACGGTCGCGAGCGCCTCGGCCTCGGTGACGACGCCGCCGACGGGGACGATGCCCAACAGCGATCGAGCGGCGCCACGGAAGACGAGGAAGGCGCCGAGGGCTTTGAAGGTGGGGCGGATCGTCTCGGCGCTGTACATGGCGGCTCCTGCGGTGGCGTACTCTTGTCGACACTTTGCCGGACGTTGCCGGCAAAGTCAAACAAGGAATCACTGCGCCTTGTTTTTTTCCCACGCGGCGACGAGGCGGGCGCGTTCGGCCGCGCACTGCTCACCGCTCTGCACGTAGACGTGGAGATAGAAATTGCAGTTAAAATAGTCGCTCATCACGTCGCTTTTATCCATGTGGTACGGGGCGACGATGGCGTTGAGCTTCTCGCGCACGGCTTCGCAGAGCGGCGTCGTATCGGGAAGGGCGCGGTAGTCCTCGGAGCGAAAGAAGTCGGTCGGGTTGGCGATCTGGTGCCAGAGGCGCGAGACATCGAACATGTTGCCCGCGAGGTCGAGGCAACGGATCGTGAGGCTGCAGCCGCCGGCGTACTTCGACACCTTGACCGAGATCTTCCCCTCGGGGATGTCGCCGGCCTTCTGCGCTTCCTTGATCTCGCCACGCACACGGGCCGCGATCTCGGTGATCGGGAGGTCGGTGAGCTTGACGGTGACGGCGGGGACGAGCTTGAGGACGGTGTTGGTGGTCATGGTGTCGGCTCCGGTTGTTGTCGTGCGCTTGTCGACACTTTGCCGGACGTTGGCGGACATGTCAAGCGTCGCGCCGATGTTTTTCTAATCTTTTTTCTCCTCGCATTGGGAAGCGCCGCTACGCCTGCTGTTGACACGTCGGCGGACCGCTGGCAGGGTGGCCGCATGTAACGTGTTGAGCTCTCGCCCCTCGGGGCCACAAAACGTTTGTGAGGCCCGATCTCAACCAGGGCCGATCCGCCGAACCGGGAAGCGTTATCGTCGACGACGGCCGTCAAGATCCCCGGATGCCGTAGAGGAGAACACGCCCGAGCTCGGGCAGACGACCCTCGAACCGACCTGCAGGAGGCGCAACGCGAGCGCCACCAGCGTGCAGATCTGGAAAACCCCGCCTCACCGCGGGGTTTTCTTTTTGCTGTTGTTGACACTTTGCCGGACGTAGGCGACAACCGTCGTGCTCGGTAGCGCCGAGTGGTGGCACGGGGGCGGCGGCATGGTGCCGCCGTCTTTGTCAAAGGTGGATGCGATGGCGTTCCTGCGCGGTATCTTGGCGGCCGTGTTCTACATCGCGGCCGCGGCCGTCGCGACGGTGGGCGCATTGCTGCGCCTCGTTGGACTGCTCATCGAGGGCCTCGCCCGGGCACTGTACGACACGGGCCAGGACATCCACGGCGGGCCGCGCTTCGATGCGGAGAAACGACCATGATCACGCTCTTCCTCTGGTTCACCCGCCTGCTCGTCGTCAGCTACGCCGCCCTCGCGGGCTACAACATCTTCATGGGGTCGTGGTTCGCGCCCCTCGGCTACGGCCTCGGCGCCTTGTGGATGTGGGCGGTTTCCGAGACGTGCGCGGGCCGGTTGCTCGCCTTGAGGCGCCCATGAGCACCACGCCGCCGCCGCTTCCGCCGCCCGTGGAGCTTTACGACGTCAGCAAGCTCCTGCTGCCGTGGTGGGTCGACGTCCTCGGCGTCGTCGGCTTGGTGGTGCTCGCTGTGCTGTTGAGCCGCCCATGAGCAGCGGCGCCCCCGTTGCCTTCCGCGTGCTCCTCGACGCCGAGCAGCACGCCGCCTCGCGCGCTCATGCCGCCGGCCGCAACCTCGCGTTGGAGCTCTCGTTGCCCCGTCGACCTTCCCGGTGGTCGGCCTTCCACGCGGCCGCGGCGTGGATCGCCGAGCGGGTCGCCGACGGCCTCGACGACATCGTCGTGCCCGAGCACATCCCGATCGTGGCACCGGCGCGGTTTTCGGTGGTGCCGGAACCTGTCGTGCTCGTGCATCCGCCGCACGTCTGCCAAGTGCCCGACTGCGCCGACGACTGCGCGTGAAGCAGAAGCGGTGGGCGAAGGCCCCGCCCTGCAGGTGCGGCGCGGTCCGCGTCGACGAACACGCCGAGCGCACCAACGGCTCGTGGGTCGTGCTCGTCTTCTGCGTTGCCTGCCCGGTGGTTGCAGGCTGGCACGGCAAGACACGCGGCGAGGCCTCAAGAGCAGCTCGGGCGCGATGGACGGCGATCCCGCCCTTGACGCCGCCTCGACCGTGAGCAACGGTGCCGAGGCTGGCGGTTCACGCTGTCGGCTTTGCGGGGCTCTTGTCGGAAACGGCGGGCGCTCCACCAAGCGGGGGGTTGACGGATTCTGTGACAAGCCCGGCGCCGGGCCTCACGAAGCCAGCGCAACCCGCCGCTGCCAGGTCAGACAGCGATCACGGTCGCCCATGACGTCGGGGGAAGCCTCCGCAGCCTTTCGAGGGTGCGGAGGCTTCTTCTTTGTGGTACCGGTACAGCGCATCCCCAAGCACTGACGGAGCATCGCCGAGACGCTAGAACGCCGAAGCGATGGAAGAAGACCGGCGTTAGAGCGCCGGTCTTCTTTTGCGAGGTCTGTGACGCATTGCGTCAACATGGCCATGAGAATCAACATGGCCATGAGAGATCCGCACCGGTCGAGGCCTCAAGTCCCGCACGAGCTCGCCGATGGAAGGGCATGCAAAACGCTGCCGCCCTCGAACGCCTCGCCATCCTCACCGAGCAACGCGCGATGCTCCGCCGCTACGGGTGGGGTGGGGCGCCGGCGCTGGATCGGGACATCGCGGCCGCCGAAGTGCTGGCAAACGCACAGCAAGGGGATAGGCTGACGACGACGACGCCGACCACGACGGCGTCGAGGAGCCAAGCCGATGCCGTCGAAGAAGCCGCCCACGCCTGCTGATCCCCCCGCCGACCCGCCGCGGAAGCGACCGAAGCCGGGGCCGACGACGCCGAAGAAGCCTCGGAAGAGCCAGGCGCGCCCCAAGGACCCGGACGCGCCGAAGAAGCCGAAGCGACCGCCCCACCGCGTGCGCGAGGCGAGGGCGACGGCGAACAAGGAAGCCGCGGCCGCCACGGGCCAACCGGTGCGCAAGGGCCGCCCTCTGTCGCTCACCGAGAGCGTGAGCAAGGCGATCACGGACGCCCTCAAGGTCGGCAGCTACCTGCAGACCGCAATCAGCATGGGCGGAATCAGCTCGGCGACGTTCCACGCTTGGATCAAGCGAGGGCACGACGAACGCAAGCGCCGCGAGGCCTTCGAGCTCGACCTTGCCGCGATGGAGCGCAAGACCGAGCGGTGGGCAATGGCGCAGGCCGACGAGGCGATCACGAAGCAGAAGGAAGAGCCTTATCTGGCCTTCATGGAAGCTGTGACCCTGGCCGTCGCCGAGAGCGAGGTTTCGGCCCTCAAGACCATCAAGACCGCCTCGAAAGACGATTGGCGCGCCGCCGCGTGGATGCTCGAACGCCGCACCCCGACGAAGTGGGGCCGCCGCGTGCTGGACATCAACGCCACGGTCGACGCCGCCATCGTCGACGCCACCAAGGTCGAGGAGATCGCAGCGGGCGAGACCGTCAAAGCCAGCGAGGGCGGCGAGGGCACCGCGCGGCGTCGGCTCGCGGCCGCGCTCGAAAAGCTCGTCGGGAACATGGCCGGTGGACAAGCGGCAACAGCACAGCTACGGTCCGGCAACGGCATAGCAGCCGAGCACGAAAACGACCCCGCCGACGACCTCGGCATCGATTAAGGACGACGACAGATGACGAAGACGGACCTCAACATGAGCACCGCCCTGCCCGATAACGAGCTCGTGCGGGACATCGAACCGGACGAGCCGCCCGCGACGGCCGAGGCCCTCGCCGCCGAAGCGGAAGCCGCCCGGGTCGAGCTCGACGCCGACATCGCCGCCGCGCACCCGGCGATCCGCCGCTTTCTGTCTCGCGTCCCGGTGGAAGGCGAGACGCCCGCCACGGATCTGGCCCGGCGCCAGGTCCTGCGGTTCGCGCAGCTCGGCGTCGTGACCGAGGAGATCCAGGACTGGCAGCGCGCCACGTTCCCGGGGACCTCGATCCTCGGGCGCGCGAAGCACCTTCAGAAGGAAGCGGGCGAGGTCGTCGCCGCCGTTGAAGCCCTCACCGCGCAGGCGACCCGGCAGCCGTACGACGACGCCGCCACCATGGCCGCCATCGCCGACGTCGGCGAAGAGCTCGCCGACGCCTTCATGCTGCTCGTCGCGGTGGCCTCGAAGGCCGGCGTCAACCTGCACGAGGTCGCGGCGGCGAAGCTCGCCAAGAACCGGCTGCGGAAGTGGGGCAAGCCCGACGCCGACGACGTGATCGAGCACGTCGCCGAGGGCGATCGGTTCGTGGTCGGCTTCGTGCCCACGGAAGAAGCCCGCGCGGAGCTGCTCACCGACAACTTTTCTGGCACTCGGGTCTCGCCCGGTGCGGCGGGCGCTTTCATGCCGAACGTCGTCAAGGTCGACGGCGGCGTTGAAATCGAAGTCGACACCGAAGGCGAAGCGCGCGCCCTCGGCGCCGAGATGGAAAGGCAAGGCCTCGTCGTCAACAAAGTCGAGCTCAACAAGGCGATCGCGCTGCAGCGCCACCCGCTCCCGTGGGCCGTGGCGTCGCATCCCGACGACTACGTCCGGGACGCCAACGGCGACACCATCTTTGATACGCGCGGCTCCGAAGACGTCGCGGCCTTCATCGTCGACGCGGTCAACGCCAGCGGCAGCATCGAAGCCGTCACCGTCACGGTGAACCTCGCTGCGACCCCGGCGAAGCAGCGCCAGGCGAACGCCGACGCCGCCATCGTCGCCAACGCTGCCCGGGCGCAGACCGCGGCCGCGGAGCAGGTCGAGGCCGTCAGCCCGAGCCTCGTGAAGCTCAACGAGCTCCTCACCGCCATCAACAACGAAAACGGTTTCGGCGGCCACGGCGACGTCACTGCCGACGACGACGCCCCTGCGCATGCCGACGCTCTGCGGCGTGCTCTTGAGACGCACGACGCCGACGGGGCCCGTGGCGAACGCAGGGAGCACCTCGCCCGCTACAGCGACACGGCCCTGCGGCTGTCGTGCGGGTTGAGCAACCTCGAAGGCGTCAACCTCGCCGACGTCTGTGTCGCCCTCATGAACGAATCGGCGGCCCTCGCCCTCGGCCACGACGCGGCGGTCAATCTCACCGGCAGCCCGACCGCCGAGAGCATCGTGATCGCGTGCCTGCGCTCTGCGATGGAGCGCGGTGGCGACCTCGGCGTGAGCCTCGCCGGCTTCACCGCCGACGGCGAAAACAAGGTGTCGCGCGGCTTCATCGCGGCTGCTGGCCCGGGCCAGGCCTCGGAGCTGCAGAAGGCGTGGGCGCTCATCGACATCGACGACAAGATCGTTGACGGCTTCGCCGTCGGCGCCAGCGAGATCGAGCACCCCGGCGTCGACATCGATGGCCTGCGTCGGCAGGCGCTCCTGCCGCTGCTGGATGAGAGCAGCCCGACGCGCCTCGGCTTCGTCGTCGGCTTCCTCAACGCGCGCGCGGGCGAGCTCGTGTCGCCGTTCGCCGATGCCGCTGCGACGGCGGGCCTCGACCCCGTGAGCAGCGCCGTCGTTCACGGCGTCGCCGCCGGCGTGGAGCGCCGCAAGACGCTCGACGTCGTCGACGACATCGTGGCCGCCGGGCAGAAGGGCGGCGGCTGATGGCGGCTCAAGAGAGCTCCCTGCGCCGCGCCATCGGCGCCGTCGCTGTCGCCGGCATGTCGTTGGCCATCACCTTGGCGGCCTGCAAGCTCATGGGCCTCGGCGAGGTCGATGACCTCCCGTGGTCGCTGATCCTGCTGCCCCTCGTCGGCTTCACCGTCGGCGTGTTCCTCCTCGTCGCCCTCGTGATGGCGGTGATCGGGATGATGGCCCTCATGATCCTCATCGACGACCACCGCGCCGACAAGGCGCGCAAGGGCGACGCCGTCGCTTGACCGCCGGGCGATCCACGATCACAGCAACGTGATCGTGGATCGCCTTTCTTCGATACTGCCCCCGGCTTTCCGCGCACCTCTGGCGCTGCAACTGCAATAAAGAATGTGAGCGAACATGTTGAAGACGGATCCGAAACCCGACGAGATCTCAATGAGCCTGGCGACGTTCTCCCTGCTCACCGTCGTCGTCCTGCTCCCCGGCGGCACGGTGTGGCGCGCGTTCGTCGCCGTCACGTTGTGGCGATGGTTCGCGGTGCCCGCGCTGCACCTGTCCGAGCTTTCGATGCCGATGGCGGCGGGTCTCTCCCTTGTCTGGTCGGTCTTCGCCGGGGGGCAGATACAGACGCCCCCGCCCGACCCGACGAAGACGAAGCGCGAGAAGCAGATCAACAACCTCATGCGCTTGTTCGGCAAGGCCGTGCTGTATCCGCTGCTCCTGCTCGCCATGGGCTGGATCGTGCTGCGGTTCCAATGAAGCGGGACGCCCCGAGCGCGCCTCTCTGGCCGCCCTACTACAACAAGGGTCTGCGGACAGACGCGCCCGTGTGGTGGTGGATCTTTTGGGCCGTCCGCAACCCTCACGGCCTCGTCGACGGCTACAGCCATCGCGGTTGGCGGGTGAGCCGCATCCACAAGGTGCGGCCCGCCCTCGTTTTGGAGGCCTCTCGGCTCCCTTGGGGCACACCATGAGAGCGATCGCCGTCCACTGCACCCGGTGCCTCTCCGAGCCGGGCGAGGTCTGCCGAGGCACTCACATGGGCGCCTACCGCGCCCTTCACACCGAACGGCACCGCCTCGCGGCTGCCCTCTCCACCGCGGCGACGACGCCGCAGAAAGACGACGACCATGACGACCATGACGACCGCCCCGACCACGACGGCTGATGCGCACGAGCTCGAGATCCGCGATTTCAACGGGGCCCGGGAGTTCATCCCCAACCCGCCGAAGAAGATCGACGGGCCGGCAAAGGCCTGGACACGGGGCGACATCGTCACCGATGAGGCGTTGCCCCTGCCCACCGCCGAGAGCTTCGCCGAGGCGAGCGATCGGCTCGCCCACGCGATCGCCGCCCGCGCCGCTGCCGGCCGCGTGGCTGACGAGCTGATGGCTGCCGCCCGCAAGGGGCAGGACGCCTACAACACTGCCACCGACGACGAGCACCGCGCGCTCACGGCGCTCAACGACCTCACCCGGCGGCGGGCGTCGTTCATCCTCAACGGCCGTTGACACCCGATGGTGCCGCGAACATTGTTCGCGGCACCACGACCAACGAGGCCCCATGAAGACCGCCGCTGAGATCCTCGACATCCTCATCAAACGGCATTGCGCTGCCGGCGTTTGCATCTCCTGCCTGCAGGGCCCGCGCAAGGCAACCACGCCGTGGGGTCAATGCAAGCCCTGCGCAATCGCTGGCGCCGACGGCCTCGGTCGACAGTGGAGCGCCTTCCACGCCGGCATTGACGTCGCCTCGGTCTCGCCCGGCGACGTCGTGACGTGGGTCCGGCAGCACAACTACACCGCCGAGACTCACGGCGTCGTCGACGCCATGGCTTGCGACCTCGCTTTCGACGGCGAGATTGCGATCCAGTCCTCGACGGCGCACACGACGCGCAGCTTTCGCCAGATCGAAGACGGCAACCGCTCGGTCTTCGCCTCGGGGCAATACGCGCTCGCGCTCGGAAGCCACGCCGTCAACGAACCGGTCGCCTTCAACCACTTCATCAAGCTGCGAGGCAAGGCGTGAGCGCGAACAAAGTACGCGCCCCGGCTCACCCCGCGCAGGTCGAGGCCGCCCGCATCCTCATCGCCGACCTGCAGCGCGGTCGCGACCACCGGGCCGCCCTGCTGCGCTCCCTCGTGGGCGTGCTGCTCTTCACGGATTGCGAATTCGCCGAGCTCTGCGGGGTCGGCAAGAGCACCGTCGCCGGGTGGTGGAAGGGCCGCCGCAAGGTGCCGCAGCGCGCCGTCGACGTCGCCGTGGCCCTCGTGGACGTCGTCGGCGACGGGCCGCCCGTGGCCACGAAGGAAGTCGCCATGTGCTCGGTCTGCTGGAAGAAGCACACCGTCAGCACGGCGTCGACGATCATGCCGCACATGCGCCGCGTGAAGGGCGGCGGGCCTGACGTCGCCTGCGCCGGTGCTGGATCCCTGGCGGTGCTTTTCGGCTGACGTGGCGCTTGCATTGCTCGGCAACGTCCGGCAAAGTGCCGGCAACGCACCACGGAGCACGACCGAATGCCGAACGACAACCGCTATTGCCTCTGGTCCCTCGACGGGGCCATCGACCTCAACAAGGAAAGCGGGTGGCGGCCGTCCATCGCCCGCGACTCCGAGGCGATCACCCGGTGGAAGACGCGCGCCGGCGCGCTCAAAGCCGCCGCCATTGGCCTGACGGTGCCCGACCTCACCGCAGAGCAGCGGACGATGTTGACGACGGCCACGGCGGCCCTGCACACGCCCGAGCTCGTCAAGCGCCACATCACCGTCACCAACGAGCGCGAGCAGGCCCGCAAGCTCGGCCTCGCGTGGAACGCGGCGATCCTCGAAGCGCGGCACCTGCTCGACCTCGCCGAGGCGATGCCCGCCGATGGCCGCGTCGTGCTCACCGGTGGCGACGGCGAAGACACGCCGATGACCCTGGACGACTGCCGCGCCCACTTCGACGCGACGGTCAAAGCCGCCGTCGACGCCGCCGAGCGCAAGCACACTATCTGGCCGTTCCTCACTGCGAAGCGGAGCCGCTGACATGCCGGTTGATCTCGACCTCGTCATCAACCCCGGCAACGACGACGGCAACTACATGCCCGTCGCGCAGGCGAAGCGCTCGAAGCCGCTGGCCGCCGCCGACGTCGTCGCCGTATGGCCGCCCCCGCCGTACGTTCGCCCGGCTCATCTGCCGCCGCGACCGTTGGAACCGCCGTCGAAGGCGAAGGCGAAGCCCGCGCCTGCCCCCGTCGTCGTCGAAGAGGTCGAGGCGCCGCCCCCGCCGGTGAAGGCGCCGAAGCCGGTGAAGGTGAAGGGCCCGCCTCGGGTCCGACAGCCGATGTACGGGCCGAAGAAGCCGCGCGTTCGCCGGCCGCCAGGCTCGCCGCTGCTGCCCGTTCGGCACTGGACCCTCAAGAAGATCGCGACGCTCTTCGGCATCGGGCAGGACACGCTTGCACGCGCCATCCGCGCCGATCCCGAGCTGCAGCGGTTGCTCGACGCCCCACACGGGCTGCGCATCAACGGCATGCGCGGCGAGGGGCCCGGCAGCGGCGTCGATGTCACCGACGCCGACGTCGCGCGCGCCAAACGCCAATACGAAGAGACCCGCCCCGAGCGCCTCTATCCGTGGTGCCCTCGAAACCGGCTCACCGAATGCGTCTCGTGCAAGCGATCGGACAGCCCCCACTGCGGCAACGGTCTCTGTGAAGGCTGCTACTGGAAGGCGAAGCAGACCGGGTGGAATCGCCGGTGGTGTGCGCGCAAGGACCTCGACGCCTGCGCGATCTGCAACCTTCGAGACAAGCCCCATTTCAGCAACGGCCATTGTCGGCCCTGCGCGTTGTGGGCGTGGCACGCGAAGAAGCGCGGGGTCACGCCCGAGGACTACGCCGCCGGTATCGTGAAGCGGAAAGAAGAAGCCCCATGCATCGCGCCGGGAAAAAGGTTCACGCCCACGCCCTGAAACCGAAAGCCGACGTGCTCGACGACGTCGACGACAGCGACAACCAGACCGAGGAGCACGATGACGAAACGACAGACGCAGCTCACGCACGCACAACGCGGGGCGCCCTTCCACAAGCCCGTGGGCACACCGGTGCCGCCGAACGAAGGCGACCGCCGCGCCCTCGGCCTTCCGCTTGAGGCTGCCGAAGGGCGCAGCATCGTGCGCAGCGCTGTGCCGGGGTTCATGGCGCAGATCGAAGTGATCGGTCATGAGCGGTACCAGAGCGGCGCCGACGTCGCCGTTTTGAAGCTCGACGACCTGCACGCGCCGATCGCCCCGCGCCCGGTCATGCAAGACCCTTGCATCAACACCGTCGACGAGCTGCACGCGGGCATCGACCTCGCTCCTGGCCGCTACGGTAGCTGCGACGACGGCGAGACCTGCGGCTGTCATTGGGGCGAGTCGTCGAGGCATTGGATCCATCGGTGCGTCGACTGCCCGGCGTGGAAGCGCGAGCAGCCGCCGGCGCCCGACCTCTCCGCCGAAGCTGCCGAGAAGATGATGCGCGAGGTCAGAGCGGCCGAAAGGACCGCGGTGATCCAGCCGTATCGACGAGGCAACCCGCACAACGTGCCCCCGGGCTACGAAGTGCCCGGCTACAGCTTCCCGCACGAGACGTTTGAGAAGGTCGCCGCCGAGACGCGCGTGTCCATCGACAAGGCCTTTGCCGCCCTCGTCGACGCCCTCGCTCCAATGCACGACGTCTTCGAGCGCTTCGTTGAAGCCATCTGCGAGGCGGCCGGCGAAGAGCCTGCGCTGCGCTTCTGCATGTCCGGCAGCCTGCAGGTTGCGCAGTCGTCGGACCAGATGATGAGCCAGGGGCGCCCGCGTTTGCGCAACGTCTTCGTCCCCGATGGCTTCGAGCTCGTGGAATTCGACGACCCCGTGACCGGGCCTTTCGATGTCGTGCGCCCTCGTCGTGAAGGTGCGGGCGTGGTTCGCTTCTCGCCGTCGACGCCGCGCGTGGCCGCCCGGGTGACGGGCGACCGCGTCCACGACTTCGCCGCCGCGCGGGCGATCGTGAGGCCCGCGCCTCGGCTGACGTGCAAGTCGACCACTGACGTTTGACTTTGCTGCAACGCGGTGCGGGCGCGATGATTGCCCGCACCCTTCACCTCGGAGCACGACCGATGAAACCCACCCCCGAGCAGGTCGACGCCATCGCTGTCGACGTCAACGCCTTCCTCGCCGACGAAGACGGCAAGCACGCGCCGTCGGACCTCGTGCGCATGATCCACGGTCGCATGACGACCCTTGAGATGGAGACCGAGCGGCTTCCGACGATGACAAGCGCCAAAGACCGCGCCGAGGCGCGCTCGATCGTTCGTGATGAAGGCGCGGCCGTCATCGCCCGCGTGATGCAGCTCCTCGTCGAGGTGGGCGCCGTGCCCGCTCCGACGACGGTGAAGCTGCCGCCGAAGGTCGACACCAAGGCCCTGCGCTTCGACGAGAAGAAGATCACGGGCAAGGTCGACGAGCGCCAGCAGCTCATCCTCGACAAGCTGCGCGTCTGGTGTCGCACGATGCCGAAAGATATCCCGGCCGGCTACGGCCTCATGATGCGCGTCGGCGTCGTCTACATCGGCGACGCGAGCCGCGGCCGCGTCGACCGCAACATCGTGCAGGTCGACTTCGTGTTGGCCGGGCTTTCCATGGACGTCGTCGTTGAGACCTTCATCACGGTCGTTGAAGCCAACATGATGACGCGCGCCGAGTTCTTCGAGCGGGTCGTGCGCAGGACCGTGAACCAGATGATCAACGACGACATGGACCGCGTCATAAACGCGGTGAGGCCGGCGTGACCCTCAAGGTCTACAGCGTCCGAATCGAGATCGAGGCGATCGTTGTTGCCGAGAGCGAGCGCGATGCCATCCGCACCGCGCGCGACAACCTCGACGCCGAGGAAGACGCCACGGCCATCGATGACGTCGAGGGCCTCTCGGCGCAGGCGCTCGACCGCGCGCCCGATGCCCTGTCGATGGTGTGCCCGCGCGGCGTTGAAGACCTCACGGTGCGGGACTGGATCGCCTGCGCCGAAGACGACACGAAGATCCACAACGCTGTCTTCATGTCGAAGCAGCAAGACATGTTCGCCCGCCGTCGCTGACGGCCTCTGACACCGAGAGCACGAATGAACCGAAGCACGAAGCCTGGTCCGCACTTCTGTTGGCGCATCGAAGGCAGCGACAACGCCTACGGGCCTCACGACAGCATTGAAAAGGTGCTGGCCGAGGCCCGCCACGACTGCGACGACGAGGAGCCGGTGACGATCATCATCGCGCCTGTCGTGTGGATCGTGCCAGAGGAGTTCATCGACGCCGACGACCTCATCGAACACATGCGCGAGGTCTTCGACGACCGATACGCCTACGACGACGCGCCGTTTGAGATCATCGGCGGTGACGACAAGGGCGCCACCGCCAAGCGCGAGCTCCGCGAGTGGGTCGCGAAGCACGTCAACGCGAATTGCAAATGGGTGTGGGGCGACGAAGAGGTGCACCACAACCTCCGCGAGCCGCTGCGCTACGTCATCCGCTCGCAGCGTGTCGCCGAGGGCGTTGTGCCCAACGTCGACTACTTCCATGAAGTGGCGCCCCACGACGAAGACACCTTGCAGCGCCTGCAGGCGGACGGCGTGCAAGTGAAGCCCGGGGCCGGCTGCCTCAACTGGACCGTTCACGTCGACGAAGCCGCCCGCTTCAAAGACGCCGAGGAGGCGGCCGAGCTGTTGGCCTCGATTGCCGGTCTCGAAGATCGCTCGGACCAGTGGCGCCGCGTTGCCTCGCTCGTCGACGAGGTCACTGCGCAGATCGATGCACAGAGCGCCGAGATGCGCCGCAAGTCCACTGTCACCAACGACGTCACCGTCGACGTCTGAAACCTCAAAGAACCACGGAGCACGACAATGACGACACCGAAGACCCACGCCACCGGCGCGAGCTTCATTCCCGCCGCCGAGGCCTGCCTGCCGAAGCATCCGCAGCCCGACGTCGCCAGCGGCCTGCGCATCTCCATCGACGAGGCCGAGGAGTGGGCCGCGCTCATCGCCGGCGTCGGCGACTTCGGTGAGGTGCCGGTGATCGGGCCGCGCGCCCTCTTCCTGCAGGTGGACGCCGCGGTGCGCCGCACGTTCCCGCTCAACGACGCGCCCGACGACGTCGTTGGCGCCCTCAACAAGCTCGCGCACCACGTCGAGCAGTTCAACGTCGCGTTGGAGACCGTGGCGCGCATCGTCCTCGGCGCCGTCGTCGTCGTCGACCCCGGCGAAGACGACGCGCCCGCGCCGTTGAGCGAAGCGCAGCCCCGCGCTGTGCCCGACGTCTCCGCCGAGATGCTCGCGATTGTCGCCGCCGACCTCGTCGCGTTGGGGTGTCCCGAGGACAAGGCCCGCGCGTTCATCGGCCAGGCGCTCCCTGCGCTCATCCAGTCGGTGATCGAGGGGCGGGCGAAGGCGGTGCAGGGGCAGCAGCTCCTCGACCGCGCGGCGGCCCTCTGGAACGACGAGCGCGGTGGCCACCGGCCGACCACGAAGCTGCCCGCGCGCAACGATGAGAGCGACGCGGAATACAGCGCGCGCATGCGGCAGCTTGCGACGGATCGGCCCGGCTGATGGCCACCAACGGCATCGTCCCCGACCTGCAGCAGCGCCTCGACGCCGCCGAGGCGCTGCTCTCTCGTTACCGCTCCTGCCTCGTCGACACGGCCCACGCCCTGCGGCAGGTGCTCCCCGAACGCCCCGACGGCGAAGAGCTCGACGTCTTCGCCAGCGACTTCGAGGCCCTCGAAGACGCCGAGGACCTCCTCAAAGAAACGGACCCCTCACGATGATGAGCCGCCTTTCGTCTGACACGACGTTTCCGTCGAAAGCAAAGGTGCTCTCGGCGATCGATGCCGCCGAGGTCGCAAAGAAAGCGCGCGAAGCGGAAGCCGAGCGCGCCCGTCTTCGTCGAGAAGAGGATGACCTCATCGTCTTCATCAAACGACGGATCTCGACCGACATGCGCGCAGTCATTGACCCTTCATCGAAGGCGGCGACAGACCACGACGCACAGCGCTTCTGCTTCACCAACCGCACCGGCGACCCCGACGACGCCGTTCTTGCGCCGATTTCTGACCGGGTCGTCGAGGAGGTGCGCGAGCACTTCGCCCCGGGCGGCTGGACCACAGATCGCACCGGTCCTTTCACCCTCGTCGTTCAATAGCCCCCACCGCCAACAACGGACCCCGCACGATGACCTCGACCACCTCGCCCGCTCCTGTTGCCTCTGCCCTCACCATCCTCCGCGGCATCCTCGACGATGTGAACGTGCGCCCGTGGCACGACGACGTCAAAGACGCCCTCGCCGAAGTGGAAAACACCGCCCACAAGCTGGAAACCATCCGCGAAGACGTCGAGGAGGCCTTGGAATACATCGGCCCCGAGGACCTCGACATGATCGACCAGGTCTTGCGCGCGGCCCTCGACAAGACGGCGCCAGAGGTGCCGATGCCGATCCCGCACGACGACGACGTCGCCGTGTTCCGCTTCGTCTCCCACATGCGCGACAAGCTCGCGAAGATGCGCGAGCAGGGGCGCGACGGCTGGCAAAACAAAGACGCCATCACGACGTCGACGCTGTCGTCGATGCTCCGCCACTGCGTCGAGAAGGGCGACCCCGTCGACGTCGCGAACCTCGCGATGATGCTCCAACAACGAGGCGAGACGATCGCCCACGACGCGCCGGTGATGATCTCCACACCGCTCGGCCTGCTGCCGTGCAATTCGACGGGGATGCGCCGCCTCATCGACGTCATGGCCGCGTGCGGCCGCTTCGTGCGCCTCACGCGCGAGGCCTTCGAGGCCGGCGACGGCTTCAACGTCACCGCGACCCGCACCCTCGCGCGCATCCGCGAGGCCTTCGACGCGCTGCCCGCCCTCGAAGCGGCGACGATGAAGAACGCCGAAGACGTCGAGCGGGCGGAGACGACGTTGGCCCGACTGCGCGAGGCGATCCGCCTGCAGGCGCTGCAGACTGCGCTCCCCCGCGAGCTTCTCGACGTCGCCCGGGGCATTCTGGCGGAGCACCCGTTTGCTCCCGAGCGCATCCGCGACCTCGAACAGGTGTGCCGCAAGCTGCAGGACGAGCGCGACGAGCAGAAGGCGCGCGCCGACCTCATGCAGGAGCAGGCCCAAAACGCGCTCGAAGGCTACAACGTCCGTGACGACGAGATGCGCCGCATGCACGAGGCGCTCGTTGCCGCGGGCTTTGTCGCCGACGACGTGAGCACGAGACTGGTCCGCGTGCTCGTGCTGCTCTCCGACTTCCGCACCGAGCGCAACACCGCTGTCGAGCTCGTCGACGCCTTCAAGGCCGCCGCGCTGCTCGACGTCGGCGGCGACCCGGGCGGTGTGACGCCCGCTCTCGTCGAGGCGGAGATCACGCGGCTGCGCAAGCTCGTCGAGGATCCGCGCGCCCGCAGGTCGGCCGCGTGGGCGGACCTGCAGAGCACCAACGCCAGGCTCGTGGAGAAGTTCACCGCCTTGGAGACCTCGCACACCGCCGAGGTTGCCCGCCTTCGTGCGGAGGTGGAGCGCCTGCGCGGCAAGACCGGGAACGGGGTCAAGCTCGGCGACCGCGTTCGATACGGCGACGATCCGAAGCACGTGGGCACTCTCGAATGCCTTGAGGAGGGCGAGGGCGTCAATCACCCCGCCGGGATCAAGCTCAAGGGCAACGCGCGCATCCGGCGCGACGCTGACCACCCGATCGCCCTCGACCATCCTTTCTTTTGGTCGCCGCTCGAATCGCTGATCCTCGTCGCCCCCGGCAGCGGTAACGTCGACGAAGCCGCGTCGCTTCGAGCCGAGGTCAACACCCTGCACGCCGAGCGCGACCGCTTCAACGACACGGTCCGCAAAGCCATCGGCGACAAATATGAAGTGCTCACCGGTGAGACGCTCGCCAGGACGATGATCGGCACCATCGAAAGCCTCCGCGAGGCGATCGGCCTCGTCGCCGTCGAGGTCGGCGACGTCGAGAGGGCTTTGACGCCCGCGTTGGTGGCGAAGCGGGTGCGGGCGCTGCGGCTTGGAGCGCGACCGACCTTCAACGGCGAGGCCTCGACCGTCGACGATGCTGCTGCCGAGCCGGTGAAGGCGTGAAGCTCGACGAGCTCGCGCCCGAGGGCCTGCCGCAATTCGCGCGTTCGTGCCCTCGGTGCGCGGCTCGTCGCGGCATGCGCTGCGTCGTCGTCCAGGGCGGCGCCGTGCGCGTCCTCGTCGGCGTCCACATGGCCCGCATCAACGAGGGTTTCAAGCATCTGCACGCGGTCGACCGCCGGCAGATCGACATGTTCCGCGAGGTGAGCAACGGGCGCCGACGGCCGCGCCGCGTGGTCGTCGACGACGACGGCCGCGTCAACATCGTGCAACCAGAGTGAGCGGCGACGTCGTCGTCGTTCGCTGGACCGTTCCCCGCGCCGAGCTCGACGCCTATCTGCAGGCCGTCGAGCGGTCTGGCCGCCCGGGTGATGTGGCCGTGATTGCCGAGCTTCTGCGCGCAGCAGAATGAGCCGAAGCACAAAACGAGACGCCTCCGCATGTGCTCGCTTGCGCGGCGTGCAACGTTCGGCTACGGTACGGCTACGACACAGCAAGGAACGGGGCCCACGATGAAAGACAGCATCCGCACCATCTTTTTTGACACCCTCCTCGTGGTCGCCTTCGTGGCGGCCTCGGCGCTCAACGCCGGCTGCGGTGAGGTCCACGACCCGATCGAGGTCCCGCCCGACACCATCGAAGAGCCTGGCGAAGGCGAGGGAGAAGGCGAGGGCGAGGCGAGCGGCGGCAACTGGCACAAGGACCGCGAGAAGATGGCCGGCGAGGGCGTGGATGCCCCGCCCTGCATCGATGACCGCTGCCCCTGCCCTCTCGACACCCCCGACTGTTGGGCCTGAACGTGAGCACCTCTCAAGGCCTCACGCCCGCCCACCGGCGCCGCTTCTTCGTCGACTTCGTCGAGGTCCCGGTGATGGTCGTCATCATGTCGTACCGCCACGTCGACGACCTCACCGGTCGCGTCTACACCGAGGCCGAGATGATGGCCGACCTCGAAGAGGGGGGCGACCTCGAATGGCAGGCGCCGCCGCTGCCGCTCATCAAGGTCCGCCGACGCCTCGGCCCCGACGGCGACGTCTTCGCCGGCCACCCTGGACGCATCACCGTTCAAGATGACCTGCTCGACCCCGGCGTCGTCGACGAAGAATGGACGGACCGGTTTCGTGTCGAGGGCGAAAACGGCGGCGTCGAGGAGCGCAACACCGAGGTCGAGGCGCTCGAAGAGGGCTACTACCGCCTCGCCGGCTTCCGCCCCCGGCCCGACGAGGAGCGCCCGCGCGAGGCAACCCCGCTCGGCCCGACGTGGACGCCCTGCCCGAGCTGCCAGCGCCCGCAGTGTTGGCTCGGCCGCGGCCCCTTCAACATGAAGCGCGACGGGGTTTTCCCCGCGCTCTACATCCCGAAAGAGAGCACGACATGAGCGAGATGGAGATGGCTTGGCGGCGCGGCATGGGCCTTCACGAAGGCGGCGAGGCCGCGATGATGCGGGATCCGCGCTGCGTCTTCGCGTGGGCGATCCGTGAGGCGGCCGGGGACCTCGAAAGAGCCGCGCACTTTGTTCGCCATCTGCCGCAGCACCTGCGCCGGTCGCGATGGGTCCCCGAGGACTTCGACCCGCTCGCCAATGAGTACCGTGACGTCGTCACCTTCCTCGCTCACTACGACGAGCTCGTGGCCAGCGCCCGCCTCATCGCCGACGGCCTCGACAACAACCGCGCGAGCATCCTGCGCCTGCGCGCGGCACAGAAAACGTCGTGGAAGTCGGACCGTCGCGGCAGCACCGAGGCCCGCAAGACGGCCGACGCCCTCGTCGAGCGCGTCAAGGTGCAGGAGGTTTCGGCCGCCGTCGTCGCCGCTTCCGACCGTGCCAAGGCCTTTCTGCACGGTGACATGATCGCCGACGGCCACATCATGGCCCTGCGGGCGTTGGCGTTGCAGGTGTGGGGCATGGCCCACCGCGCGCACATCGTCGTGCCCGGTGGCGTGGGCGGGCAGTGGACCCAGGACTACCCGGCGCGCCGCTACCCCCGAATCCGTGATCACGTCGTCGTCTCGCTCGAAGCGGTCCCCGCAGACCCTCGCCGGGTCAACGTCATCCTGACGGGGCCCGGTGCTCGACATGCCGACGGCCTCGACGGCGGTGAGATCGTGGCCCTCGGGCACGCCATCGCCAGCGTCACCGGCGCGTGCTCGGCCCTGCAAGGCGTCACGAAAATGGTCGCATTTGGTGATCTGCTCGGTCACGTGGTGATGCTTTGACGACGACAACGCCCGAAAACATCCGCGCAAGCGTCATCGACCTCGCGCGAACAATGTTCGCGGACCTCACCCGGGGTTTCGGTGAGACCGACGGCACGTGCTTCTATTGGGCCCTGGCGGCGCAGCTCGCGCTCACCAAGCACGGCATCCGCGCCGAGCCTCGTGCCGGGTCGGCCTCGTGGCGGCGCGCGGCCGACGACGTCGACGACGGCATGCCGCCGCATCTCTTCTACGAATGGGACGACGACGCCACCGACGACGACATCGAGGAGCAGCTTACGGCCGGGTGCCTGCCCGAGATCCACATCTGGACCGTCGTGGTCGACACCGACGAGATCGTCGACCTCTCCACGCCCTTCCTGCCTGCCGTCGTCGCCGCCGTCGGTGGCGGCGCCGTCTGGACAATGCCGACGCCTGGCATCTTGTGGGCGGTGGACCCGCGCGAGGTCCTCGAATGCGGCTACACGTCGACGCAGCGAGCAACGAAGCTCGCGGCCCGGCTGATGTCGGAGCACCTGCAGGCGGTGGCCGCCATGCGTTCGCGACGATGACCTTGCTGCAGCGCGATCGGCGGCGGATGATGTCGACCATGAGCCACGACAACGACAACCACGAAGGCGCCGAGGTCATCCCGCTTTTTCACCGCGAGGCGCCTGTTGTCGTCGTCGCCGTGCCGACGCGGCAACGCATCTGCGACCACATGGCGATCGCCGTCGACGACAACGAGCAGATCGTGACGTGCCGCGCGTGCGGCGCGCGCCTCGACCCGTTCGTGTGGATCAAGGGCCTCGGCCAGCATTGGGAGCGCTACACGCGGCGGACGTCGTCGGCGCTGCGCGAGGTCGACGAGGCCGAGCAGCGCGTTGCCGAGCTCAAGGCCGAAGAGCGCCGCCTGCGCGGCCGCATCGATCGACTGCGGGGCAAGGCGCCCACCGACGTCGACGCCAACACGGGCGCCGTGAAGCGAGAAGCATGAAGATCCAGAAACCCGCCCCCGGTGACAAAATCCTCGTCACGCTGCGCACGACCTACGGCAAGACCGTCGAGCGCGGCGCCATCGTGACCAACGTCTTCGACAACGGCCGCGTCAACGCCTCTGTCTTCCTCGACGGCCGCAACGACAACGGCGTGCTCGTCGAGCGCGACGGCGCGCGCGGTGGCGTCGTGTGGAGCGCTGCACACAACCTTTTCGGCGAGCTCCCCTCGCCGCCCGTTGAAGTCGTCGGCACCGCGCCGCAGCCGGTGCAGGCGTCCTGGCGGTGGCCGCCGCCCGCCGACGTCATCGAAGAGATCGAAGTCGAAGCCTGACCACGCCCACCCGAGCGCATCGGGTCCAGCCACAACGCGGAGACGGCCCGCACAGCGAACGAGCACGAGATGAGCACGAACCTCCCCACCGTCGACGAATGCAAAGCGAGCATCGAAAACACGGTGCGAACCGCCTTCGCCGACCACGGCAGCGCCGAAGACCCCGGCGCCGCCAACATCCCGCAGGCCATCCAGTGGAAGCGCAACAGCGCGGGTGTCGTCGAAGAGACGTTGCTTGCGCTTGCGCTTTCGGTTCCCGCCGCGTTGGCCACCGTCAAGCGAGGCGACCCCGAGATCGTCGCCATTGCCATCGAAGCGTGGGGCGAGGGCAAGGACGACGACATCGTGGCGATCACCATCGACCACCCCGAGGGCATCCACGTCGGCCGCGCCAGCGTGCACAAAGACGGCGAGCGGATCCGTGACTTCGAGTGGACTACGACGATCACGCCCCCCGATGGCCGGAAGTTCTTCCGCTTCCCGGTCTTTTCCATGACCGGGGCGCTCCTCACGCGCGCGGCCTGATCCCCACCCGCCCCGGTGACGATCGGGGCCCACGCCTCACGACGGAGATCGGCGCCGTCCCAAGCACGAGCACGACCATGTCAGAAACCCCGTTCACCGCCGCGGCCGCCCGCGTCGTCGCCGACTCCCTGCCGCCCCCCGACGGGTTTGCTACCTGCAAAGGGTGCCTCGAACGTGTCGAGATGAACGACGACACGCCCCACGTTTGCAAGAGCGGTCCGAACGCGCCGAAGCCGTTTGTCAGCTTCAACGAGCCGCCCCGGCGCGCGTCGCGGTGGCTCCGGTTGGAGGTCACGAGCAACAGCGGAAAACAGCTCTTCTGCTGCACCATCTGCGGGCGCACGTCGCCGACGCCGGATCGCCTTTGCCCTTCGGTGAACGAAGCGAAGAGCAACCGCTGCTACCGCAACGAGCACGCGACGACGACGCTCGAAGGCCTCGACGACGCGCAGACCGAGCTCGTCAACCTGCGCTTCCACCTCTTGCGCTTCGTCGCGATGGTCCTGCCGCGCGAAAACCGTCGGGGTTTTTGGGATCGCGAGAACATCGCCAACGTCAAAGAGGACTGGATCACGTCTGATCTGGACATCGTGAAAGCCGAGGTGCGGCGTTTGCGCGCGTTTCGCGACGAGGTCGACGGCATCGCCTCGCTCGCCGCGTCCGGCCTGTCGGGCCACGAGGTTCATCGGGCCCTACAGCACGCGATCATGGACGCGCGAGGGGGTCGCTGATGGCGCCGGGTCGTGTCCGTCTCGTCGAGAAGCTCGTTGAAAGCGGTGAATGGGAACCGGTGGCGTGGGAGGCTGTCGAGCTCGACGACGTCATTCGCGTCCGCGAGTCCGGCGGCGCGCTGCTCGCCCCCGAGCGCCTCGACGGGGGTATGCAGGTCGTCGTCGGCGTCCCCGATGACGCTGGCGTGCTCATGGTCGAGCGCTTCAAGCTGCCGAGGCACCGAGAGAACCGTGAGCGCCCGAAAGGCGGCGAGGTCCTGCACCGGGCAGAGCCGCCGCTTTTCTACATCCAGGACAACCGCACGATGTGCGGCAACGCCGTTTTCTGGTGGATGCCGAACGGCAACGGTTACACGACGCACATCGACCGCGCGGGGAAATACCCGATCGAATATGTGCGCGGCCTGCGCGACACCGACGTGCCCTATGCCGTCGAGGAGGTCGACGCCATCCGCTCGCAGCACGTCGACATGCAGCACCTGCGCAATCTCAAGCCGTGCTCGCAACACCGCGACCCTGACGGGCCCCTGCTCGCCAACCGCGCCGAAGGCCCCGTCTGGCCCGACCGGTGGCAGCTTGTGCCCGTGCCTCCGCCGAAGAAGCCGCGGCGCCGATGAAGCGCAGCGAGATGAAGAGAGGTGCCCCCATGAAACGGGGCACCTCGGAAATGAAGCGGACCGAGATGAAGCGCGGCGCGTCGACGCTCGGCCGGACGGAGATGAAGCGCGGGACGACGCGCATCAAACCCCGCTCGACGAAGCAGGACGCCGCCTACGCTGGCACAGACGAGGTCGAGGGCCGCCGGGCCTACGTCGCGCGCAAGCTCGAAGAGGCGCCGGTCTGTGAGGCGCAGAGGGTGTGGGCGACCCTGCACGACAGCGGCGCCACGGTGGTGCTTTCACGCGCGCAGGTGGAGCAGCGGGCCTTCGCCTGCGACTACTACGCCGTCGACGTCCATGAGCTTCTTGCCCGCTCCGCCGGCGGCGGCATCGTCGACGAGGCGAACACGACGAACCTCTGCCGCGCTTGCCACGACTGGATCGGCCGCAAGCCGCTCCAAGCCCTCGCCCTCGGCCTGCGGCAGTCCCGCTATGCTGGCCGAAACCCTGCAGATACGATCCTCAAACCTGCCCACGGAGATGACCAATGAAACTGTTTTCCCCTCGCAACGCTTCCCTCGGCCCCACCGGCAAAGGCCGCCTGCAGTTCGATGGTCGCGACGCCGTCGAGGTGCAGCAGATGCTCGAAGCGCGCGAGCGCAACGGCGGTGATCCCGTGATCATCGCCCTCGACGAGCCGGCCGGCGCGCTCTTCAAGCTCCTGCACGAGGACGGCATCCAGGTGGTTGCCGACAACCTCTACGTCAACGCCGAGGCCGCCGGCACCATCCCGGGCGCGTACCTCAAGCCCGCGCCCCACGGTGAGCGCCGCGAGACGGTGGAGCTCACCCGTGAGGAGGAGGAATTCATCAAGCACGGCAAGGCGGACCTCATCGCCATCACCCGCGCGCAGGTCGGCCGCACCCCCGGCGACGACGAGGAGCACGCCGAGGCCGTCACCGCCCTCACCGCTGGCCCCGTGCCCGACATCCTCGTCGGCACGAGCAACGACGCCGAAGCGATCGCGCTTGCCTCGGGCGAAGGCGTGAGCACGGCGCCGTCGTTGTCGACGACGTCGGTGCCGACCCCGGTGCAAATGCCCGTCGCGATGCCGAAGGATCCGCCCGTGCAGCCCCTCGTCGGCGGCGCCGCCGCGACCGAGCGCGCGCGCGTGCGCATCTCGAAGAAGACCGACCCCGCGAAGACGACCGAGCCGGCCCCGCAGGGCAGCCCGCTCGCCGACGCGGCCACCACCGACGCCGACGGTGATGCCGACGACGACACCTTGCGCAACACCGACGGCGCCGACATCGGCACGCCGAAGGTCTCGCGCTGATGCCGGGGGCGGTGACGATGCGGAATCAAGTGCGCGTCGTGAAAGACGCACACATGCTGATCCTCCCCTGCGCCCTCTGCGGGGTCCCCCTCGCGCAGTTCGCTGTCGAGGATGCGCCTGGCGCCCGTACCGGCACCGCCCGCCGTCTCTTTCGCGCCACCACCCTGCCCGATGGCAGGGTGTACGTCCCGACGAAGCACGCTCACCCGGGCGAATGCCCGGACCCGCCTTCCACCACGGAAAAATTCTGGCAGGATGACGAGGCGCGCGAAGCATGGAAGCGCCAACGTCGAGGCCTCTGATGTCGCTGGACCCCCGCAGTTTGAGCATGTCGCCTGATCACCCGGGCGTCATCGTCGACGTCGACGGGGCCACGCAAATCGAGTGCAACAACGTCGAGCTCTGCGAGGTCGTGCTTGCCGCGATCCAGATGCACGACGACCACCGCCGGTGTCGAGCCGCCCTCGAAAAGCTCGTGGCCGAGCTGCGCGGCAGCAACATCGGCCGCAACATGGGCCACGCCGGCAACGTCGCGTTGTCCGTCGCAGAGCGGGCGTTGCGACAGAAGGCATGACCTCGCTCAACCACCTCATCGCCGCCGCGCTCGCCGCCGGCGGCCGAGAGAGCATCGACAAGATCATCGCCGAGGCCGGCCTCGACGACGCCGATTGCGAAAGCATCCTGCACGATTGGGTCAACGTGTGGGCGCGCCCGCTCACGACGAACGGCGACGGCACCTACGGCGGGCAGCTCCCCCCGCCCGGGCAGTGGGATACCTGGCTCGTCCTCGCCGGCCGCGGCTACGGCAAGACGCGCGTTGGCGCCGAGTGGTGCCGCAAGGAAGCGATGAGCCAAGAGCTGCGCTTTGCCTTCATCGCGCAGGACCCCGGCGACGCTCGAAAGGTCATGATCTACGGCGACAGCGGGATCATGGCCGTCTCGCCCGAGAAAGAGCGGCCGACCTACAACCCGTCTCTCAAGCTCCTCAACTGGCCCAACGGCTCGCAGGCCGAGGTCTTCTCGGCGTGGTCGCCCGATGACCTGCGCGGCCCGCAGTTCCATCGATATTGGGGCGATGAGCTCGCGTCGTGGAAGCATGGGCAGGCGACGTGGGACATGCTGCAATTCGGCCTGCGTTTGGTGGCCGCCGACGGCAGCCAACCGCATGGGGTCGTGACGACGACACCGCGCCCATTGCGTCTGCTCAAAGAGATCATGAAAGATCCGGGAACGGTTATCACGACCGGATCGACGTACGAAAACATTGCGAACCTGGCAGCAGGCTTCATCCGTCGCGTCATTCGTAAGTACGAAAAAACCGCGCTCGGTGCGCAAGAATTGTATGCGCGCATCCTCGACGAGGCCTCTGGCGCGTTGTGGGACCGCAAGACACTCGAAGAGCACCGCAAAAACTACAATTTCAAGCCGAAAAACGGCTACATGCGCATCGTCGTCGCCGTCGACCCGATGGCGCGCGCGAGCGAAAACGCACGGCGCCGCGTGGCCCCGCCGGAAACCGGCATCATCGTTTTTGGCGTCGACGAAGACGGTCACGGCTTCGTGCTCGACGACGTCTCGATCGAGAATGCGAAGCCGTCGGAGTGGGCGCCGCGCGCGATCGACGCCTACCATCGATGGGAAGCCGACTGCATCATCGCCGAGGTCAACAACGGCGGCGACATGGTCGAGGACGTCATCATCGGGCGCGACAAGACCGTGCCGGTGCGGATGGTCACGGCGTCGCGCGGGAAGAAGACCCGCGCCGAGCCGGTGTCGTCGCTCTACAGCCAAGGCCAGATCCACCACGTCGGCATGTTCGCTGCCCTTGAGGATCAGCTCTGCACGTGGACCGGCGCCGACGGCGAGCCTTCGCCCGACCGGCTCGACGCCCTTGTGTGGGCCGCAACAGAGACGATGATCGGCAACGACGATGGCGGGACTGCGGACGTCGACCCTGATATCGGTCTGTCTGAAAACGCGTGGAGGTCCGAGTGAGCGAGACGAACAACACCGACGACGGCGCCGACGACGTCGAGAAGCTCGCGGGCGACGACGGCGACGCGCGCGGCCCCGAGTTCGTCACGCGCAACAGCTTCAAGCGCAGCGAGGTCGGCAGCACCGGCCTCATCCGCTACGGCGACGCCGTCGACGAGGAATGGCACCGCGCCCTCAAGGGCCGCAGCGGTGTCCGCGTGCTGCGCGAGATGCGCGACAACGACAGCACCATCGGGTCGTCGTTCTACGCCATGAACGCCACGATGCGGCAGGTGCCCTGGACGGCGCAGCCGGCGAACCATCCGCGCGGCGCGGAGGCCGCCGAGTTCCTCACGTCGTGCTTTCGGGACATGACCCACACCTACAGCGAGCTTCTCACCGAGGCCCTGTCTCATGTGTGGTTCGGGTGGGCGCTCTTCGAGAAGGTCTACAAGCTGCGCGTCGGCGCGACCGGCGACGCGCGCACGTCGAGCCGGTACAACGACGGCCGCATCGGGATCCGCAACATCGCGATCCGTGCGCAGGAGACGCTCGACGGGTGGGAGTTTGACGAGGACGGCTCGATCCTCGGCATGTACCAGCTTGCGGCGCCGAAGTTCGAGCGCGTCTTTCTGGACATGGAAGACTGCATCCTCTTCCGCACCGAGCTCTCGAAGAACAACCCCGAGGGGCGCACCATCTTGCGCAACGCCTATCGGCCGTGGTTCTTCCTCAAGCGCCTCGAAGAAATCGAGGCCATCGGCATTGAGCGCGACCTCGTCGGCCTCCCCGTGATGGAGCTGCCGATCTCCTACTTTGGCGCCAAGGCCCCGCAGGACAAGATCGAAGCGCGGCGCAACTACGGCCGCCTCATCTCGCAGATCCGGCGCAACGACCAAGAGGGCGTCGTGATCCCCGCCGAGCTCAACACCGACGGCAAGCCCTCGGGCTACAAGCTGTCGTTGCTGTCGACGGGCGGCACGCGCGCCATCAACATCGAGGCCGCGATCCAGCGGAAGGCGAAGGCGATCGGGCAGGTCATGCTCACGCACTTCATTTTCATCGGCATGGACGGCGTCGGGACGCAGGCCGCCGCCGGCAGCTTTATCGACGTCTTCAACACCGCCCTCGGCTCGATCCTCGACAGCATCGAGGAGACGCTCGATCGCTCGCTGACGGCCGAGCTGATGACCCTCAACGGCTACCCCGTCGAGTCGTGGCCGCGGTGGAAGCACGGCGACATCCAGAAAGCCGACGCGCGCTCGCTCGCCGAGACGATCCTCAAGCTCGTGCAGGCGAACACGCTCACGCCCGACAGCCCGCTTGAAGACTTCCTGCGCTCCGAGCTGCGCCTGCCCGAGCGCAACGACGAGGACCTGCCGCGCTCCAAGGAAGAGCTCGACGCGATGACCGGCGAGGCCGAGGCGCGTGGCATGGAGACCGCGCAGATGGCGGCGGAGTCGTCGGCCGCGGCGAGCCTGGTCGACCTCACGAGCGCCATGGCTGCGCTACTCGAGATCGGCGACAAAGAGCTGCTGCAGGCCACGCGCCTGCAGTACGCCGCGCAGCTCGGCGTCAAACCACCGGCCGAGCTCGCGCCCGAGCTGTTGGAGAAGCCGGACCCCGTGCCCGTCGTGGTCCCCGGGCAGCCCGCGCCCGCCCCTGGCGCGAAGCCGGCGCCGCCGAAGCCGCCGGCGAAACCGGCGTGATGGTCCTCAAGCGCGCGACGGCGACGCCCGAGACGCAGCTCATTGCTGCGTTCCTCGGTCGTGTTGGCGTGCTCCGCGCCCTCGTCGACGGCGTCGGTGCCCGTTCCCTCAAAGAGCCGACGCTGCCGGTGATGGCTTTCGACGACATGCCCGTCGAGGCCGCCCTCGACCCGTTCGTCGACGGCTTCGTTGACGCGCTCGCGCCCGGCATCGACGACGCCATCGCCGCCGCCCGCGCCGAGGGGCAGGCGTTCGCCGTCGGCAAGGACAAGATCGCCGACATGGCTGGCGACTTCGCCCGCGTGCAGGGCTCGACGCTCGTGCGGCAGGTGACGCGCGACGTTCGCGAAGCGATCCGCGAGGTCGTCGGCTTCGGCATCCAGGGCAACAAGAGCATCCTGCAGATGGCGAAAGAGCTGCGCGAGGTCGTGGGCCTCACGAAGCGGGACCGCGCCGCTGTCCGGGCGTTTCGCGCGCGCCTGCGGGCATCGGGCGTGAGCGTTGCCGAGGCCGACCGCCAGGCGGGACGGTACGCGCAGACGAAGATCGCCGCGCGAGCTCGGCTCATCGCTCAAACCGAGGCGCGGCGGGCGTTCAACGTCGCGCGCATGGCCGAGTGGGGTGACGGGATCGCCACGGGCCGCATCCGCACCGACGTGCACCGGAAGTGGATCGGCCGCGACCCCTGCCCGATCTGCCGTTTCCTCGCGGCGCAACCCGCGATGCCGTTCGGAGTGCCGTGGCAGACGGAGTGGGGCGAGTTCATGCAGCCGCCAATCCACCCCGGCTGCAAATGCTCGATCGTGCTCGTGCCGCCGCCCGGACGCAGTCGCCGACGATGAAAAGGAAACGCCCACCGTGAGGTGGGCGCTGCCTTGCCGGTATCCTCTGCAGAGGCCAAGGCGGGCGGCCTTGGCTGCGTCGGCAGGCATCGAACCTGCGACCGTTCGCTTAACAAGCGATTGCTCTGCCGCTGAGCTACGACGCACCGACGACGACGCTACGGCGCGGCTGCACCCTTCGCAACCCCGAGCGTCCACCCCGCGAGCAGGAAGGCGCCGACGACGACGGCGGCGCCGCCGACGAGGCCGAGGCCGAGGCCGACGTTGAAGCCGGCACCCTCGAAGGGCGACGACGGCGCCGCGACCGGTTCGGCGGTCTGCTGCAGGGCAATCGCCATCGCCTTCCACGCCTCGCGCACTTCGACGTCGCGCGCCAGGTGCGCCGCGCAGGCCTGCGCCTCGGCCTCTGTGACCGCGAGGTCGCCCGCGCGCTCGTTGCTCAACAGGACGCCGGTGAAGGGCGCCGCCTCACCTTCGGCGATCGGCTCGGCGTCCGATGCAGCGAAGGCGAGGGCGAAGACGACGACGGCGCCGATCACTTCGCAGCCTTGGGGGGCGAGCGGAGCAGCGCGGCGAGGGCCTCGGCCGCCTTGTGCGTCGGCAGGTTCTTCGCCGCGTTGACAGCAGCGCGAACCGGCGCGGTTTCCTCGTCGGCGAGCTTCGCGTTGAGCACGACCTTGTCAGCGAGGGCCTTGTTGCCTGCCTCGATCGTCTCGGTGGTGACGCGCTTCTTCGACCGCTCGACGGGGCTGACGAGCCGGCCCGCGTCGTAGCCGCCGCCAGCGGTGAAGCCGGCGAGCACGCCCGAGATGAAGGCGCTGACGAGGCCGCCGACGTCGCGAACGCCCGCCGTCAACACGGTCACGACGGCCCCCAAGCCGCCGAGCAGCGCCGCGAGCCACGGCCGCGCCCATGACCACCCCCGGACTTCGAGGAACGTGTAGAGGGCGCCGAGCTTCGACAGGCGCATGAGCAGGGCGATGATCGCCGCGGCGAGCGAGAGCGCCGTGGCGGCGCGCCAATTCGAGATGATGCCGACGACGTCTTTGAAGGCGTCGCCGATGATCACGGTATCGCCGGGCTGCAGCTCGGCCCGCTTGACGATGACGCCCTCATCGACGACGACGGTGGGACCGGGCGGCGCGGCTTCGACGACACCGCCGTCGACGACGACGCTGACGGGGTCGGCAACGACGACGTCGGCCGGGGTCTGCGCTGCGAGCAGCGCCAAGAGCAAAAGACTTTTCATGCGTGAACCTCCTGCGCCACGGTATCGCCTTCGGCTGCGGTGGCGAATGGTTGTTGTCTGACGTTTGGCGTGCATTCGTTGAACGCTTGCAAGGCCCGCCGGGTGTGTGCTCTACGGCAGGGGTGCCAGCCCCCACCGCGTTCCGAAAAGACGTTGAGATCGTCACCAAGAACGACGAGCAGCGCCTTGTCTTCGGTTGGCTGTATGTCGCGCGAAAAGCGAACGGCGAGCAGGTCGTTGACCACAGCGGCGAGACGATCTCGATCGAGGACCTCGAAAAAGCGGGCTACGGCTTCGTCCTCGCCTCGCGCAAAGCCGGCGAGATGCACGAAAAGATCGGCGTTGGTCGCCTGGTCGAGTGCGTCGTTTTCACCGCCGAGAAGCGGAAGGCGATGGGCATCCCTGACGGCGTCGTGCCGGATGCGATGTGGGTCGGCTTCAAGGTCGACGACGACGACGCATGGAAGGCCGTGAAAAACGGCACGTACAAGATGCTTTCGCTCGGCGGCAGCGCCGTGCGCAACACGCTCTGACAGGAGACCCATGCCCGCCCCCGCCCCTCGAAAAGCAAAGGTCAGGCTCACCAACCTCACGATCAATGAGGGCAGCTTTGTCGGCGCCGGGGACAACCCCGAGGCCCATATCACCCTCTTCAAGAACAAAGGCGACGACGTGCCCGAAAACAACGACGACGACGGCACCGCGCCCGAGGGCCTGTTTTCCAAGATCGCGGCTCGCCTGCGGAAGTGGGCAGGCTCGCCGAAGACGACGAGCCAGATCGTCGCCGAGCGCGCTTTTGCCGACGAATTCTACAAGCTGCGCTCTGCGTTCATGGAATCGGTGTGGTCGATCCTCGACCTCTCCGACCCCGACGAGATGGCCGGCATGATGGGCAAGACCGTCAACGAATTCGCCGCCGCCGCCAAGCGCATGATCGCCGCCGTCGGGAAGGTCGACGCCGTGAAGGCCGCCGACCTGCAGGCGATCGTCGACCAGATGACGACCGCCGTCGCCGTCGACGCCGAGAAATCCGACACCCCTTCGGCGCAGTCGATCGACCGCGCCGCCCTCGCCGACATCGTCGTCAAGCTCGAAGCCTTCGAGTTCCCCGCCGGCGTCGCAGCCCCGACCGACACCCCCACACAGGAGCCGCCCGTGAAGAAGTCTGCCGCCGAGATCCTCGCTGCCATGCCCGCCGACGAGCGCGCCGCCGTTGAGGCCCACGTCAAGGCCGCCGCCGCGACGCCGACGCCCGCCGAGAAGAGCACCCCCGCCGACGTCGTCCCCGCCAGCGTGCAGAAGGCGATCGACGAGCTCACCAAGACCTCGGCCGACCTCGCCAAGCGCCTCGAAGCCTCCGAGGCCGAGACGAAGAAGCTCAAGGACGAAGCCGAAACCGCGCAGTACGTCGAGAAGGCGCGCAAGTTCCCCGGCCTCGACGTCAACAAGGTCGCGAAGCAGCTCAAGGGCGCCTACGCCGTGAGCAAAGAGCAGGGCGAAGAGCTCGAAAGCCTTTTCGCCGCGCAGGCCGCGCAGGCGAAGAAAGGTCAGAAGCGTCTGACCAATTCGGTCGGCAGCTCCGCCCCCGGCGAGGTCGACACCAACAAGGCCGCCGCCGCCGAAACCGCGATGGCGAAGCGCATCGGCGAGATCCGCGCCGCCGAGCCGAAGCTCTCGAAAGAGCAGGCCTACGCCAAGGCCCTCGAAGAAAACCCCGACCTCTACAACAACATGGATGTCGGCGAGCTCGACGACGCCCTTGACGACGGCGTCGACGGCTGATCCAGCGGCGGCGAAGGGCACGACCTCGTCCACCTCAACGTCAACGTCTCACCTCGGAGTCTCGCAATGCCCTCCCCGCCGAACACCGCCTATGAGAACCACGTCCAGGTCCTGCCGTTCCCGGCGGGCCAGGACTTCACGGCTCTCGGCTTCAACTTCCCGATCGTCACGCTCAACGCCCTCGGGCAGGCGATCGTCGCGCAGCCGGGCGCGCGCGCCGTGGGCATCGCGCTCAACAACCCGCCCGCCGTCGGCACCGTCGACGTCGGCACCTACGGCGTCGGCCGCGCCACCGCGTCGGAAGCGATCGGCGTCGGCGACCTCATCGCCGTCGGCACCGGTGGCCGTGCTCGCAAGGCCGTCGACGACGACAACGTCATCGGCATGGCGCTCTCGGCAGCGGCCGGCAGCGGCATCATCTTCGCCTGCCTGATCCTCAACCAGCTCGACGGCCAGAACGGCGGCGGCACCACCGGCCTCGTCGCGGGCGTCGACCTCTCTGCGCAGGCGGGCCGCGCGGCGAAGTTCGACGGCGCCGGCGCCGTCATCCCGGCCTCGGTCGCGGGTGAAAACTGCATCGGCTTCATCAACGCCGGTGTCGCCAACGCGCAGCCCGTCACCGTGCAGCAGTACGGCACGCTGACGAACGCCGTCGCGGGTGTCGCGATCACGCGTGGCACGAAGCTGTCCACCGACAACCAGGGCCGCGTGATCGTCGCCGCCACCGGCAACCACGTCCTCGGCATCGCCATGGCGTCGCAGGCCGTCGTCGGCAGCCCCGTCAAGATCCTCGTCACGCTCGGCGGCGCCCCGCTTCCGTGATCGTGAGCTCGACGACGGCGGCGTCGCTGTCGTCGTCGGGCTTTCCCTTCGCCCACCTCTTCAACCTGTCAGCACAGCAACGGAGCCGCACACATGCCCAGCCTCCCGTCCAACGGCGACGTCCACGTCAACAAGCCGCTCACCAACATCGCGATTGCGTACATGCAGTCCGATTCGAATTTCATCGCGATGCGCGTGTTTCCGATGGTTCCCGTCGAGAAGCAGAGCGACGTCTACTACGAATGGGATCGTGGTGACTTCCACCGCGACGAGGCGCAGGAGGTCGGCCCGTCCGGTGAGGCCCCGATCGGCGCGCTCCGCCTCGGCACCAACAGCTACTACTGCAAGGTGCACAAGTTCGCGCACCTCGTCAGCGATCAGGAGCGGGCCAACGCCGACAGCATCCTTTCGCTCGACCGCACGAAGACCGAAGACGTGATGCGCAAGCTGCTCATCCGTCAGGAAAAGAAGTGGGCCGCGTCCTACTTCCGCACCGGTGTGTGGACCGGCGCGCTCGGCATCGGCGGCGGTGCCAACGGCGCCGACCTCGTCGGTGGCACGACCGCGGGCGCCAACCAGTTCGTCTATTGGGACGACTACATCAACAGCGACCCGGTCAAGCTGATCCACCAGCAGATGTTCCACCTCGGCAAGCTCGGCATCGACAAGCGCAAGCTCAAGCTCGTCATCGGGCCCATGGCGTACCTGGCGCTCCTCGATCACCCCAAGTTCATCGAGCGCTACGAGCAGGTGCAGGCCTCGATCCTCAACGAGGAGCTCATGGCCGGCGTCCTCGGCATCGCCGAGGTGTTGGTGCCTGCCGCCGTCGAGACGACCTCGCAGGAGGGCGCCCCGGCGACGATGGACTACATCCACAGCAAGAGCGCGCTGCTCGTGTACGCCGCGCCCGCGCCTGGCATCAACGTGGTGTCGGCGGGCTACGCCTTCACGTGGACCGGCCTCACCGGCTCGCAGAACCACGGGATCCAGATCAAGAAGTTCCGCCGCGACCTGCGCGACAGCGACCAGATCCAGGGCCAGACGGCTTTTGATTTCAAGCTCGTCGCTCCCGTCCTCGGCGTGTTCTTCTCGAACGCCACCGCGCCCTGATCCGTCAACGAGCACGACCTCGGAGATACACCTTGAAGGCCCGTCAGATTCTCAACTACCGCCGTCTCATCGCGCTCCTCCCCAAGGTGCTCGAAGGCGCGCGCGTCGTCGTTGTCCGCCCGTTCCCCGGCATGCCCGAGGGCGTGGCGATCGGCGACGACGTCACCGAGGCCGTGACGGGCCTTCCCACTTTTCAAAGCATGCTGAAACGCGGCTACCTCCGCGTGAAGGTCGACCCCGCCGTCAAGGCGACCATCGCGCCGTTGCGCGCGGTGACGTCGGCGCCGTCGTCGAAGACCGCGGCGCCGTCGGACCGGCTCGGCTCGCTGCGCGCGCTCACCGCCACCGCCAGCAAGAAAGAGCTGCGCGCGGTGCTCGAAGACCTCGGCCACACGCCCGCCCTCGACGCGAGTCGTGAGGACATGTTCAAGGCGCGCACTCGCCTGCTCGCCGCCGCTGTCGGTGCGTCTGCCATCGCCGCCGATAACCCCGCGCCAGACGTCACCACGTCCACGGAGGCCGCCGACATCGACATCGTCGACCGCGACGCCGACGACGAGGCCGCATGACCTTCTCTTTCGACCCTGCGCTGTCGACGCCGAAGGATCGCGTTCGCCTGCTGCTCGGCGATACGCAGCCGCCCGGTTGGTTCTCCGACGAGGAAATCAACGGCCTGCTCGTGACCGTGCCGGCCCCGACGTACGCCGCCGCCTTCCTCGCCGACAGCCTCTCGGCGCGCTTCGCTATGCGCGTCGACAAGCGCATCGGGTCGACGCAGGTTTCGAGCTCGCAGGCGTCGAAGGCCTTTGCCGCGCTTGCCGAGCGGCTGCGCGCGCAGGGGCCCGACAGCGATGGCAGCGGTGTGCCCACCGCTGGCGACATGTACGTCGGCGGCATCTCGCACGCCGTCGTCGACGAGCTGCGCCGAGACAGCGATGCGGTCCAGCCGTCTTTTGAGGTCGGCCAGGACGACCACTATGGCGAGCGGTCGCCGCGGTCGACGCCGACATCGTGGGACGGTGTCTGATGGATCCCTTCCTCAAAGACCTGCTCGACACGACGATCGCTGTGCGGCTCGCCAGCGACCCGGACGACGCCGGCGCCGAGACGCTCGGCGATGTCGTGATCCTGCCCGCACACGTCGAAGCAAAAGACGTCTGGCAGGAGGCGTCACCGCAGAAGGGGCGCGAGCTCGTGACGATGCACTTCGTCGTCGTCGAGGAGAAGATCAGCCGGCAGCACCGCGTCTGGCTTCTCGGTTACGGTGAGGACCCCGTTGACCGAACGCTCGCAAAGAAACCCAAGCGGCTCAACTACTTCACCGACCCCGACACCCTCGCCTTTTCTCATTCGGAGTTCGT